TATTTCCCCACGCAGGATGTCATCCACCCAGAATTCGACCGAATCCTGACCTATCACGATGAGATAGTGGTTCACATCGTTCGGGTTCGGCGTATATATGTTGGCCACTTGTATCTCAGTGCCATTGTTGTTCATTACACCATTTACCTGACCTCCTGAAACACGGAAGAACACTCCATCGGTAGGAGCGGTCGTAGTGGTGGCGTAACCAAGACCGAACTCTATAACGCTGCTCGCTTGAAGTGTATTGGAGAACTTCAATTGCATGTCCACATAAAGCGGATACGTGTTGAATATGGAAAAGGTTCTGAACGTCTGTATCCTTGACACAGCACCTGATGCGACCGATCCGCCTGCATTCATCTTCAGGAACCCGCCCGCCAATGTGACCGTCTGCGTAGATGTCACGCCAACGTATTTCGATGTATTCAATACGGTGTGATTGAATGTATCCTGCCATAGGATCTTATCCATTCCGACCCTCGTACGATAGTCCTGCGAAGCATCCGATTGACGCTGCAACCTGACCCCGGTAACATTACCCGCATCGACCTCAGATACGATGGATACATATCCTGCGCCCGACAGTATGGTCGGAAGGTTCACCTTCAAATTACCGTCCTGATCGACATCAGCAAGCGTGTTGGACGTTGCTCCCCTGATTATTACGCTCATGCTGTTGTTTTGGGATAAATAGATTCAGTTGATGATTCTATAGACTATGTTGTACTGACCCCAAGTGCCTCTTTCGGCGTATCCGTTTATGGTAAAACTCGCCCCATCGACAATATCGCTATTCGCGAAAGAAACCTCGTCCAAAAGCGCCTCGCCGACCTCGGGATGATCATTTGAAGCAACAATCCCGATCAATATGATCGAATTGGTCCTTACACTGGAATTACTGACGGTGGTGGATGTAAAGTCGCCCTCTCCTCCTGAAGAAAAACCAAAATCCACGATAGTTGTTCCAGTGGTCGGGTTCAACAGGAAAATTGAGGATATATCCGCCGAACCGGAAAATATTGTTGATGCGGAAAGGGATGAAGCCGATAGCGACGCGAACGAAGGCGAAACAACAACATCCACCGTTTGCGCCCCGAAGGTTCCGCCCGTCACAAGATTGCTCCCCGGAATTATCCTCGTTCTCGATTGCTGAATGATCGTCGATAAGTCCGTTCCGCCCGAAAGAATCAGACCTCCGTTGATCGTTTGCGATCCGAGGCTCGTTGCGTTGACGGTTCCAACGAGCAACGAAGAAGCGGTCACGTCGGTAAACGTGGGATCCGCCACTACGTCCACCGTGGGACGGGTTATCGTTCCTCCGGTCGTTGTGTTGGTTCCGTTCTGGACGTAGGTCGGGGCGATGAACTCCTCCGCCTGATCGCCCACGTAGAGGTGTTTCTTTACGGTGAGATTATCGACGGAGATTTTTGTGGCCTCGATTTCGTTGAACGCCCCAACGTTGGCCCCGATATATTCCGCTTCGATCTGCGGGGAGGAGAGCAGCGTTAAGGCCTTCAATGTGTTCACGTTCACATCAACGAACGTCGGGTTATCGACGACGTTCACCGATGGGCGTGACGGCGTTCCTCCTGTGAACGTGTTGCTTCCGTTTTGGACGTAGGTCGGCGTTCCTCCGGTCATATATCTGGACAAATCGGTCCCCGCGCTATAGAACGTGGTGGCGGAAACAGCCACAGCGAACATCGAAGCGAAGGAAGGCGACAACACGATGTTGATCGTTGGTCGTGATGGCGTCCCACCTGTGAACGTGTTGTTTCCATCTTGTACAAACGTAGATGTTCCGCCCATGAGCAAGCTCAAATCGGTGGACCCGCTGTAGAACGTGGTGGCAGACACCGCGCTACCTCCCGAATAGAGCGCCCGTAGGAAATCGTACTGCAAGGGACCAACGTGGTAGTACACCTGCTCCTCGCCGCCCAATAACGATGTCAATCCACTATGTGAGGGCGATGGTCGAAGATAGATGGACATGCTTGCTTTTGGCGCAGAACGGAGAAAATCAGCGCCTCCGCAATAAATAGAATACAAACGGGCCCGGAAAAATATTCCACCGCTTATTTATGAGAAATCTAACAAACAGAAACACATGGCAGATATGTTCCGTCCCGTGCCGATCGATCAGGAGCCGCTCCTCCAGAACAGGTTCGCACTTGAATTCCCGACCGAACTGGGCATCGACCAGTTCATTGTTCAGACGGCCAAGAAGCCGAGCTTGAACATCAACGCCGTTGAGATCCCTTACATGAACGGGATGAACTTCGTAGCTGGCCGCGCTGTGTGGCAGCCGATGGAGATCAGCTTCATCGACGTGATCGGCCCCTCCACCACCCAGAAGGTCATGGAATGGGTGAACCTTCACTACGAAAGCTCCACGGGCCGTGCAGGCTATGCCGTTGGTTACAAGAAGAACCTTGTACTGAAGGCTCTTGACGGCCCGGGCGTAGAGGTGCAGAAATGGACTTTGATCGGTTGCCAGATCGTCACCGCCGATTGGGGCGACTTCGATTACGGCGCGGACGAGGTGGTTCGTATCAACCTCACCATCCAGCCCGATCGTTGCATCCTGAGCAACTAAACGTTCTCCTTCCATGGCGAACCTGTTGCGCGTCTATCGGAGGTTCTATCGCATCAGCATCGCTGACGACCTGACCTCATCGTATACGCTCATCGACCCATACTTCCTGACGGCCACCGTAAGGAATGTATCGCAAGGGAACGTCATCGTTGAGGCATCGGCTACCACGGTGAACACATTGGTCGGCATTTATTATGCCGACCTTTCTGTTTCCCTCTACAACACCGATGACGAATACGAGATCGATTGGCAGGTCAGCTACTCCGCGCTCTCCCCGATAAAACATCTGCACACGCAGTTCCGCTTCCCCGACCGCGCTGTATCCACCGGTAATGTCATCCGGGAGCTCGACGTGGAACTTGTGAACCAACCGTCACTGGACGTTGCCGTCGAAAAACATACGTTCAACTATTCCATCGAACCCAACAATCCCTGAACCCATGCCATTGACCAAACGTGATTTCGCCATGAAGAGGAACGATACGCTCCCCTCCTTGCGGTTGAACGTATTGGACCGTGGATGTTTGGGCCAGAGCGAACGCTTCGACATGACGGGCGCCACGGGCGTGACCTTCACCATGACGGACTCCTCGGGCAACTACAAGATCGCAAAAAAGGACGGCATCATCGTTTCCTCCTCCGGGGGCACCATTCAATATGATTGGGACCAAGAGGACACCAACGAAGAAGGCATCTTCACGGCCGAGTTCCAGATCAACTACGCGGGCGGCGGGAGGCTCACTGTGCCGCAACAGGGGTTCCTGACCATTGAGATCTATCGGGACATAACGTTCGATTGATGCAACATCTGCGGCGCCTTATCCGTACAACCATCTTGGAAATGGCAATGACGGGACCCAAACGTATCGCTCTCCTGCGTCAGATGCAGGACCCTGATGTCCAGCGCTTCATCGCGATGGTGGACGCGGCGCAGAGTGAAAAGGAACTGCGCACCATCGACCAATACGCAATCATCCCGGGATTGGGACAACGACCCGAAATGATCGGAGATGCCCAACTATATTGGGCCGTTAGCGAACTCCATCACGCAAAGGAAGCAGAGCTTCGCCGGGAGGTGAAGGCCCGCGAGCGCGCCGCCATCGACGCCCGCAAGGCCGAACGCCAACAGAAGAAGGACACCGTGGTCGCCAAGATCCGTCACGGCCTGAGCAATCCAGTCCTGAAGGCAGCGCTCGATAAGATCGGCGACGGATTCCATGCCCAACTCAAGGCGCGGATTGTCGAGCGGGAGACCTCCATGGTCGAACGCTACTTCACCGATGGCGTGTTCAATCTCGTTGACCCGGATCCATACGGTATGAAGGGGAGAGACCCTGTGATCAGAGCGGAGAGGGATGAATACCGTAAGGTCCGCCAAATGCTCATGTGGTTCTTCAAAAGAGACATGAACAACACCTATAGCGAACGGGAAAACAGCAATGTCCTTGTGGACAATTGGAAAGAAGTCATCGACGCGCACGGCCAGCGTTATGCCGACGGCATCGTGAACTCGTGGAAGGAGAAGATGTCCCTGAAGCTCGGAGAGGTCATCGACCGCAAGGGCGGAGCGGAAATTGAACTGCAAGGCCAGCTTTGGAGCGAATACATGACCTTCGCATTCGCGGACGGCTCTTCCTTCGACATGAAGACCCAACAGGTATACGCCAGAAGCAAGTTGGGAACGGACTTCGTTCGCTTCCCCACCACGTTCCACAACGTACGCTTCGTCGATGGCACCGCCATGGCAAAGCCTTCGTCGAACAAGATGCAGGACGAATTCGGGATATCCGACGCTACAGCATCGAAATAGTGCTCTATTTATGGGGACAATTTCTCCCATGGATAACACCCTGAACGACCAGCGCCGCGAACAACTCATTGAACGCGCCCTCCAGTTGCACGAACAACAAAAGGACCTCGAACAGGAGTTTTCCCCAGAGGAATTGCAGGAACTTTGGAGCGGCCTGAAGCACCTCGCCTCACGCGGAGCTGAAGCTTTAGGGGGAGCCATGCAAAGGGTCGGAAACAATGTGGCGAACAAGATAGATTCGGCCGCCAATGCCGTCGGGAACGCCGTATACGACAACACCATCGGGGTCGCCAAGAATGCCGCATCGGCCGTCAAAGGAGCCGTAGGAAATGCAGCAACTGCCACCAAACAAGCTGCTCAAGGGGTTCAGAACAAAGTGGTGGACACCTACCGTCAAGGCGAGATCAATGGCATCGTACAGCGGATCCATGACCTGAACAACAAGTACAAGGAACTCACCGGGAAGAGCTTCGTACGCCAATTCAGCGCCGCCTCCGCTCCCACTCCGAACGCCCAGAAACGCGCAGCCTCGCAGTCTGCGACCCAAGCCAAGATGGCAATGGCGGAATGTCAGCGCATGCAGAAGCTCGCAGGCTTGATTACCGAGTCGGAGGATTGATCACCTCGCGCTTTCGTAGAAACGGAAGATTGCTATTCCCACGAAGGCCACTCCAAAGAGCGCCAAGCAGAACTTCTGAACGAAGGTCGCCATGGGCGCTGGGTCCCATTGCAGGATGACAGGGTCCGGGCCGATCTGAACGAATACCGACATAAGCACCAATAGGAACAAGGCGCCGAAGACGGCCCATCCGTGCTTGAAGAAGATGTATATCCAGTTCATGGTTTTTGGGTTTAGCGGTTTCACTTAGCGGGACCCCAACGCGGCCCATGGTAAGGACACGGATCGCAATTGCATGCGGCTCCGGCTTGCGGAACCTGCTTATTGCGTTGATGGCGGCGCGATTTCTGCACCTCACTGATGCCGATGGCCACGGCCGTGGTGCCAACCAGCGCAGGGACCGGGGACTTGGCGGCCGCTCCCTGCACGCCACCTACCACCTCGCCGAGCACTTGAGGCTTGACGGTGGATTGATAGACGGCCTTTGAGGTGCCTACGATACCGGCGTTCCAGATGTCATCCCACACTGATGTGGACTTCTGGTAGGGACAATAGCAGCCGTGCTTTTCCTGTTGCCGACGGACCTTACGCGAGGGGCGATGGGCCTCATGGTTCTCGGCGGCGGGAGGGACCGAATCCGGGTCGTAATAGTCGGATTGGGCAAATGAGGTAATGGATGCAAGCAACGAAAGGGCTAGAATGAGATGCTTCATGTTCCTTTTTACGAAAGGTAACGTCATTTTGTTGCAGGCGTCCACGAGAAGCGCATATTACCGCAATCCCAGATGCGGTCCATGCCGAGGAGTTGGGCGAGTTCCCATTCCTTCATGGAAAGCGCGTCCTCTATACTCATCAACTGGGCTTCCGCGACTTTTTTGGCAACGACATCTTTTCGATATTGGAATCGATGATGACGATTCCAATAGTTGCCTTTTTTGAAATACCAATAGTTGGGCTTACTGAAGCCTTCGAATTTGAACCCGTTCTTGACATATACGGTTCTATCTGGATCGTTGCCGCTCCATCCTATGTCAGCGAACGTGGCTATTTCCTTTGGATTATGTTCAGTGATGAAATACGACAGCAATTTCGAAAAAGCTCCCACCACATTATATCCGATTAGGCTGGAAAAACGTATCAACTCAAAAACTCCCTCCTTATCCTCCTTGGTACCCAGCGCTCTTCGCCTTCCCCCGAAAGACATTGCCGATACGATCTCATTCTCGTACATGAGACCAAATGTAATTCTTGATGGGGCATCACCTTGTATGTGGTTTTTTTCGAAGAAGTCGCGCTTATCGACGAATTCCAATGGTACCACCCTGCATTTTCTGGCGCCCAATTTGACTTCACATATACCGATGGACGACAATATTCTTGAGATTACCACATCCGGACGGTCCACTATTTCATCTTCGAATACATGGATCAATCTTAATCCACTCTCTTGCGCCATCTTGGTCTTCATCAAGTGGTATTCCTTTGTTTTACCTCCTCCACGTTCTGCATGATAGTAATTTCCGTTGAATTCTATCGCTATCCCATGGTCTTCCAACACAAAATCCAATTCATATTTCTTGATGTGTCTTCTGGAATTCTCTACGAATTTTATCTCTCTCTCAATCAATGCTTTTCTCAATGCGTTATGCGTCATTGGACTTGTTGGAGAAGGGAAGCATTTTCTACATATGGGAATGGTTGGACTACAGAATTTTCTCTTGAATTCATTGCTACAGACTAAGCATCGAAATTCATACTCTTTATATCCAATGCTATCTCTGAATCCAGTGAATTCACCCATGAGCTCTATGTCGTTCGCATTCAGTTGCTGTATCAATGCATACTGCTTTGTACTTTCTATTTTTGAGAACCATGCTTCCGTCACCTTTGCTTTATATTCAGATGTTTGAGAATAATACTCCACACCATATCTCTCCTTCGATGTTTTTTTTGCCCTATCCAATATTTCTTCGCTCTTAAGCGGAACATCAACACCATAATTATTCATCAGGGTTTCCTTGGCTTTCTCCTGAAAATCCAACCGCTTCATTGCATGCGTCTCGCCATAAAGATCCATCATTGTCTCTGCGGCCTTCTCTCTATTATTGTAGTTCTCATCCCCATGCACCTCTGATTTTGTTTCACGATTCTGGGGCATGTTGTTGTAATTCTCGTCCCCGTACTTCTCCAATTTCGTTGCCTTGATCTTTGCTGTTCTTTCATCTCCATGTTCATTCAGCGTATTACGCATGGCTTCCGCAGCCTTCTCTTGGATCTCCTTCACCATGAACGCGCTCTCCACTCCGTACTTCTCCAAGACCGCCTCCTTGGTTCGTTCCATGCGCGCGGCGATGTTCTCCGGACGTCCCTGCCAGTCCAAGCGGCATGGTTCGGAACAGAACCTGCGCTCGCGTTTGATGCGTTCTTCGAATTGGGTCGAACACACAGGGCACGTCCGGGTCTCGTAGGTCTTCCCTCGTTTTATTACGTTCGAGCATTCGCGTGAGCAGGTCTCGCTCTTCGGGAATTTCTTCGTTCCGCCGCATACGGCGCATCCATTTGTTATTTCATTTGACATTGTACCTACAAGTATTGCTGTTTATAAGTACAAATATATGAAATATTACTTAATAATAGAAAAGGCGTCTGACATCAGACGCCTTTTCTATTTAATTGACTGGTTATCAGAACTCTTCGAAGTTCGCGCCAGTGGGCAGGATTTGGTATGAGATGTCAATGAATTCTGCCACTCTTGTCGGCTTGATCTGGATCTTACCGATCAACATGTTCCGGTCGATCGTATCGGCGGTGTTGTTGCTCGCATCCATCGTTACCTTGAAGCCCACCAGACCTCTTTGGTTCTGGATCTGGAGCAACAGCGGCTCGACCTTTGCAAGGAACTGATCGCGCAGGGTCTGGTCGTTCTGTTCGAACACCAAGGTGATAGCGGCTGCGGACACCAAGCGCTCGATGGTCAAGAGCAATCTGCGAACGTTGATACGGTCCAGAGCGCTCTCCTTCACCTGCAAGGTCTTCTGACCCCAGATCAACACACCGTTCTGGGTGCTGTCCATGATCGGATTGATACGTCCGGCATACAACACGTCACGTTGAGTCTTGGACAGGCGCACATCGGCGCGGATCACGTTGCTCGGCATTTCACCACGGTTGGTACCAGCAACACCGTTCCAGCTCTTGTACTTGTTGTCGGTGTAAGCGATGGCGCGGGCCACGGCGAAGCTCGGTGGCAGATAGATCTGACGGCTACTGCTGACGTCCGATACTTGCACCCAAGGCCAGTAAGTGGCGCCGTAGGTGGTGTCGATACCGGTGAGATCAAGCGCTTCCACGGCCTCGTCAGGAGTTCCCTTGGTCTGACCAACGGTCAGGCGTGGGGAGTCGATGACGTAGAACAGATCGGCGCGTTCCTCGACCATTTCCAAGGCATACTTCACCAGTTCTTCGTTGTTCTGGTAATCGATACCCGATGTGCTCAGGACGTTCACGTCCACGCTGGCATCGCTGGCGAAGCAGTCGATCGCATCCTTGTAGGCCTGCACGTTCGACAGTTCACCTTCAGCGAATTCTTCGTATGCATTGTCGTACTTCTTGTACTTGTCCCATCCATCGAAACCACCGTAAGGCACAACGGTGAACTTGAGCTTCGCGCGGTCCAGAGCACCTGCGGAGTTGGTGTAAGCCGTCAAGGAATTCTTGTTGCCGGATGCGAATTCAGTAGGCAACACGGTGTTCTCCATGTGGAAACCGAGCGTGGTGGTCTTACCGGTGGTGATGGCGCCTTGGAATTGGAACAGGTCATGCTCCACGTTCTGAGCGGCGTTGCGCACACCCACGGCGGAAGAGGTCAGCGCGGTGTAGCCCAGCTCGGAAACGCCCAAGTAGGTCTTTGGCACAGAGTCCCCCGAGAAGTATGTGGTCTTGTAATAGATGTTCGGACGGATCGTCGCGGTGTCAGCCCCCACGGAAGTCGTGGTGGAACGAAGCTCGTAACCACGGAAACCGGCAGGAACGGTATCGACAGGGAAACTGTCGGCCATTTCGATCTCGATGAAGTTTGACTTGCGCACGTACGGCTCATCACCAACGGTACCGATCATGCGGGCGATGAAGCGCGAGTTGTCGACATCCAATGAGAGACGATTGTGGCGCTCAACGATCGTGAAGGACGTGGCGTCGCTACTATCGTAGTAACGTACAACGATGTCGAACAACTTGTTGTTGAGGTCGATGTTGGCGATGGAGATCTTGACCTCCCTGTTGGAGGCGTCACCATCGCTGCGGGTGTGGACACGGAACAGGTTCTTCACCGCTCCGCCGATCACGCGCGATACGATCCAAGGCGTCACCGCATTGGTGTATCCTGTAGCGTAGTTGGCAAAGTCAGGATTGGTGTCCGGTACGTAGATGAGCGAGGCATTGATGCCGACGATCTCACCACGAGCGGAGGCTTCTCTCACGAAGTGTGGGAAGATACTCTCGACATACAGGTTAGTGGTATCGGGAATGATCTTCGGGCTCTTGCCGATGGCCTTCGCCAAGTAGTCCGTACGGGTCTCATCCAACGAAACGCTGAGCGTATTGGCGCTCATCAGGCCGGTGGTACCGCACAGGACGAATGACGAAAGGGCCGAACCTGTGACCGACTGCCAGTTGCCGAGGACCACATCGGTGGAAGCGCTGAAATACGGAACACCCGAGGCGTCCTTCTTTGAGCGAATGACGGCGAGGGTGGTACCGGACTTCGAACCGCCCCCTGTGGTACCCGTGAGATTCGCCACCAACAGCCATGCGGGCGAGTTGGTGAAACCCACCTTACCGAGGACCCGGCTGACGAACAACTCGCTCGACTGGGTCAGGAAGGCATCGGTGGTGTAAGTAGCCGGGAACTCGTAGTTCGTCCCACCGAAACGCAGTACGTTCTCATCTGCGGTGGAGATCTTGATGGCCTCAAAGGCCGGACCCTTGGGGAATTTACCAACGACCGCGAGCTTGGTGATACCAATTCGCGAGGCGAAGGCGGTGAAGTCCTGTTCGGTTGTGTACACACCGGGGGAGACGAATACTGTTGCCATATCTGTTCTGGTTTTCTTGGGTTGTGGGTTCTATCCTCGGAACGACCGCTCAGGTCGCATTGAACATAAATAGGCTTGTTTTTCTCGGAACATCACGGAAGAGAAAAAAAGAAAGCGGAACCTTGTTCGTTCCGCTTTCTTTGCCTTTCATGCTATTGTGGATCAGTTGTATTTGATCTCGAAACGCCCTTTGACTTGCTTGGTCTCGGAGATCCCTTTGCGGTGATCGCTCGAAGCAGTAGCCACCGATAGGCCATCCTTGTAGGGATTGGTGATGTTGGTGGTGGTGGCGCTCATGGACACCGGCTTGGCGGTGAAATTGCTGATGGTCATCACGTTCTTCACCGCGTTGATATCAACGAGCCCAGCGACGTTCAAACTCTCGAACGGCTTGAGCTTCACTTTTTGCATCTTGCCTCCCACCTTGTAGTGGAATGTGGTCGACTTGGCTCTGTTGTTGGTGACTTTCATAGGGTTGGTTTTATGGTTGTCCCCATAAATAGCAGGGCAATGATGGTCAGTCGCGGTTTTCGGAGATTTTTATCGAAACACGCGTCACGGCGTTCACTTTCTCGAACTGCTTGGGGTCAACGAGCTTCCCGAACACCGTGATGGGGATGGCGATCTGGAATATCCGCTCGTCGTTCACTTCGATCTTATTGTCCTCCGAAGGGTCCTGCATGGTGCTGCGAATCTGGTACCCGTTGATGTTCATGTAGGCCTGACCGCTGGTGTAGTGGTCGCGCATCACGATCTCGTAGAACTTGTTGACGTCCTCCATGTAGGAGGAAACGAAGCGGAGTTCGTACTCCACATCGACATAACTGGGTTGAGGAATTTTGTACAAGTCGTATTCCTTGGTGGATCCATTGAATTTGGGCACCTTCCGGAACACGAACTTGCGCTTCACTGGAATGGTGCGCTTGAGCGGGGACGTTCCCTGCTTCACGCCTCGTCGTGCAATGGCGATGAAGGGACGGGAGATCTCCTCCCCCTGTTCATTGGTCATGATGTGCCAATGCTGTTTGCGCTCGGCCCAAAGCTCCTGACCCACCCAGATGACAGGTACGGTGCGCATGTTGTTCCCGTTATCCAACGCGAAGCCCGCAGCATTGAACAGCTCGAACAAACCGTGATCGAAATCCTCTATCTCCAACTTCTGCGGGAGATATCCGGCATTCTCGAAGCTCTTGTCCAATTGCGATCCAATATTGTCGGATATGCTCATGCAGGTAAATAGCAAGGCGCATGGAACGATGCGGCATCATTCAAAACCACTTCCCCTCTTTCCTTCCGAATGAAAGGATTTCCATATCAATCCGGCATTCAAGGCGGATCATCAATTATTTTCTTCCTAGAACTTGACTTTGTCAAAAGAGAACGTATCTTTGCCTCGCTTTTGCCGCCCTATAAAGCTGTTTCTTTTTGAGGGGATTTGATCAGATGGGCGGACTTTGTACTGCAAGCGCAAGTTGCGAGCAGGGCAAAATTCAAACCAACCAACTCACGTAAAAAATCGTGGGGAGGAAAGGAGGGGGTTTGAATTTTGGAACTCTTCGAGTTCTTTTCCCTGACTTCGCAAGATCTCCCTTCTGGAATTCTTCTACTACAGAATATCATCCAGAAAAGAGAGAGAAATTTAATACTTGATGTAGAAGAATTCTACATCATAACAAGGGAAAAAATCGATGTTAGAGTTGCTCTCCATGCAGAAGGAAAATTCCCTCTCACCTTGCCTTGAAGACATCCTCGTCGACCTCGTTCGCTTTTATCGTAATGGCAAATCTTCTGTCCCCTCCGTACGAGAACTCATTGTTCAATTGGGAGAACCCATCATCGACGATCTTGAAGTACTGACCTTTGAACATGATGAAGTCCCCAACCTTCAGGTCCAACTGCACATGTTGTCCATCCCGTTTGATGAGAAGACCCAATTCCACCAGATGTTCGAGATACACATGGGCCGTCATTGCGCCCGGACCGCGTTTCATGATGCCTCCCGCTGTTTGCTGGCTTACGGGATTTGATTCGATGTCCAATCTTCCGTAAACCTCCACGTGTTCCTTGTAGACCTTGCGTTTGCTCTCCCCGTAGAAATTGGGAACGGTCTTCTTCAGATCGACGCGGTACAAGAGAAAGCTCTCCTTGAGCCAACTTTCGGAGAGTTCTCGACCAACGGATGACAGGAAGGCAACATCCTCCTCTCCCAAGAACAGCTCAATGCCCTTGGGCTTGTGTTCATGAGCATCTTGCTCTTGTGGTTGCCCTTGTATCTCGTTGATGTCCATTTAGTCGACGTATATGCCCATTGGAGTGAATCCAAGCGTCTTGCTGATGGATTCCTGCACCGAGGCGCGGTTCTCCATGATCTTCTGATAGGAGAGTTCCGAAAGGTCATCTTCTAGCTTCTTGAACAGCCGATCCCGTTCCTCGTTGAAGAAGGAACGAAGAGCCTCGGCGTTGAGAGTAACCTTGTCGCCCGGAATGGGTACTTCGCTGAACTTGCCGCGCACGAACGACAGAATGATGGCGCAACGGGCGAGGGCGTAATTGAATACCCAGTTCTGGGCCACGGAGTTCATCTGGGCGTAGGAGATGGTGCGAAGCTGCGCGTCGGCGGGGCTGGATACCAATCCGTTCCCGAATTCCGTACTTCCGGTGTATCCGGGGTTGGCGGAAGTTCCCGAGAAGAGCGGGTTCCCATAATAGCCCGCTCGGTCGTAGTAGTAATAGAACACCGTACCGGGCGTGCTGGCGCCTCCTCCGATGCCGAAGGATGCAGCGGCCAGCCCGTTGTTGCTCCGTGGCACGGGATACACACGAAGCTTGCGTTGTCCGTCCGGACCGCCATGAAGGGAGTAAGAATATTCCGACCCCCTTACGCGGTTGCGCAATTCAGCCGCTTGGGCCGTCAGGATCGTATCGAACACCGGCATGACGTGATAGAGCGAATGTCCGGCGAAGGATGCCCCGAACTCCGAGAAGGCGATATTGGTGTTGGCGTGTGGGTCCATGCCGAACAGGTTGATGAAGGACGGGGTATGCCAGAGCACCTCGTTCACTTCCCTTCCGGCCGGAATGAGATAATCCTGCGTGCCTCCCGAAAGGAGAATGGACCCGAGCTTCAGTTCACGTTGTGAATTGGCGCCCAACCCGACCTGTTCGGCAAGGTGGGTGGAGAAGCTCTGTTCGAAGTACAGCGAGTTGGAGACGTACTTCATGGTGAAGTCGATCTCGCTGGGCAACCCTAGCATCTCCCCGAGCTTGTTGCGCAGGAACCAATCGTTGATGAAGGTGGAATACTCCGAAATTGACGTGCATAGAGCGGACTCGATCTGCTGGTCATCCAGTTCGACCTTCACTACGGGAGCGCCGAAGAACAGCCTCACCTTGTTGATGATGGCGCTCTTCTGGGATTCCGTTACCCCTGAGAGGCATCCTTCGATCTGGCAGCTCATGGGATCAGTTTGACTTTATTTGGGTCAGTGCGCCCATGTTGTTGGGCGAGAAGCCACAGAAAGTACCACTGCTGACGTTGATGCCGGAACAGAGTAGTTCAATGCTTTGTCCGGCCGTCAACGATACGGTAAGCGATCCACCTCCGATGGCGGTCACCGTGACGCTCCCTGCGGTCATGCAGAACACCTCATGAACGATCGGGCGTGTAGCCGTTCCGAAGGGTCCATTGGTGCCACCGGAAAGGGAGACGATCTTGTAGTTGGAGTTCGCTGTGGCCATGTTCGTTTTTGCTATTTGAACCTAAATAGGATGGGGTTCGTTCCTCATCGGCCCTTTCAAATCGAAAACAACATGAAAAAGAGCAAATTCTCCAAATTGTTGAACGGCGAGGGAAAACACATCCTGTTCTTCGATGGCGACGTCTCACGTATCGGCCGCGTGGTGGAAGCGGCCGATACGGATACCGTAGTGGTGCAGATCGATGAGCGAGAGAAGAAGAAGGTCAAGCGTCCCGATGTGATCGGGAAGGTGAAGCGTTATAGTTGGTTCCCCATGGACCGCATGCCTCCGGAGAACAAGCAGCTCCTATTGGAGCATAAGGACGGGAGCATCCGCATGGGAAAACTCCTTGGTCCGGACGCGGCGGAGTTCTACGAAGTGGACCGGACCCATTTCCACGACCCGTATTGGCATCGGCCGTTCCCGATGAGCGACTTCACCCATTGGTGCTTGGTTCAGGGTCGAAAGCCTTGAAATTCGGCTTCTGAGCCATTATCATTCCAAAAACAACTAGAACCATGCAAGAACAAACAATAGGCGAACAGAGAGTGCGTACGGCGTTCAATCCGAGCTTGGAGGGCATCGTCGACCAGATCAAGCAGAAGTCGGCAGAGTTGATCAACATGTGCGAAAGTTTGAAAGAGCCGTATTCCGGGGTCCCAAGCGAAAAGAACCGTCTTTGTGCCATTGCGCAAACGGAATATGAATCGGCGTGCATGTGGGCGGTCAAGGCGGCAACAACTCAATTACCGCCAAAGTCATAAGCGCATGTTCGTCGAACTATTCGTCCACGGTCCGTTGACCGATGCCGACAAACGCTACGAAGTATTCGGCCGTCCCGTCCCATACATGGCGCCCGACACTGCCAGTGGGTTCCGGGAGGACTCCCCGGTGGACGGCGTTGATTATCCTTTATTGGTGACCGAGCCATCCTCGATGGTACACGGCGGGACCGTTATAATCCATCAAGACGAACTTCGCCTGCTTGAGGAGTACGGGCTCAGGAGCCATCTTCCTCGGGAAGTCGTGCTCATGAGCAGCAAGAGAGCGTGGGCGATGCTTCGGCGTTGATGATCAAAGATCGCTCCCCGGCATTTCCCTTCCCGGGTTCTTCACGACCTTCATGGTCACTTGAGGCGCCGTCCTGTCGTGGGTCCCGTCGATGTTCGCGACATATCCGGCATCATGCGCCATGGCTTGGGCGTGGATGATGAAATCACGGTCCACCAAGATCGTGAACTTCGTGTTTCCGAGCGCGCCCTTGAAGTGGACCTTGTCGCCCAATGCGTCGGCGAACATGTTCTCGGCCGCCGACAACGGTCCGGGCTTTTGGTAATGGGCCAAGAAATCGTACATCACGGTTTCCTCGTCCCCGCTCAGCGGTTCGTTGAATCGCTTCTCGTAGGCCGCCAAGGCGTAACGATAAACGGCCATCTTGTCGCTTCCATGTTCCAGCGAGAACTGATAGGTCCCCGCATCCTGCTGGGCGAACAAAATGAGCCCGTGCGCCTGAGGCGTCAATGCGCCGGTCGGGAATCGCATGTTGCCGAGCTCTTCCGAGATGACGGTACGAATAAGAGAACGGACATCCATTGGTCATAAATAGCTCTCTATTTATGGCGAGACATCCACGCCCATGAGCTTCATCATCACCGCCCGGAACCCCGCAGGAGAAATCTATTTCTATCCCGCCAGCGGACGATGGACTAAGGAATCCGACAAAGCCGCCATCTATGATGACAAGGCGGAGGTGGACCGGGTCAGCGCGCAACTCCAACATCAATGGAAGGGTCTTACGTTGAAGGTCGAACCGTCCGCCAAGGTCCCGGGCGTGCAACTCAAACTTTCCGCCCTCTCCGAAGGTCTCCGCCAAGAGGTGAAAAAGCACATGAAGGAAGGGAAAGCGAAACTTTCCGCCATGCCCACAGACCTCAAAGAGCGCATCTTGAAGGAAACCGGCGAATGGGACAACAGCGATGAGGGTATGGTGGCTTGGAAAGAACAATTAAGGACCGACATCCTCGACATCATCGACGCCGTTGGGACCAGAATGGAGCTTGTCTCGGTCCATGGATTTGACGTCTATCAAGGACCGTACGCGTGGGTGAAGATCGACGGAAAGCCATACAAGGTATGGACGCAAGATGGGGACCTATGGATCGAGAAATACAAGGTCGACAACACGTCGATGCACGATAAGCTTCCCGGGTTCCAAGGGACGCCCGATGAGATCGCCCACATGCTGTCGACCGATCACATGATGTCGAGCGAGTTCGGGCTCAATGAATTGCGTAATGAGATAAGCGGCGCAATAAAAGAGGGATTGGGAGGAACGATGCCAGCGGAGACGAAATCGCTATGGGCGGTCTTGGGGATCAAGGACATGAAGGAACTTCCTCAATCGCCAGCTCTACCGGAGATCATGCAAATGTTGCATGATAACGGAATCACCGGACCCTTCAAGTACGGCAGGTTCGGTACCGACGGCTTGATTTACATAATGGGCAATGGCGGCAAGATCGGCATTGGATTGCATAATGGAAAACTCGAAGCCTTGTCCGCTGGTATGCTTTGGGACCTTTGATCAGCGCATCTCCAGCTCCACCGGGGACACCACAAGGGCAATAGCGCCCAAGCTCTCCATGCGTTCGCCCGCGCGGCACCACCATCCGAATTGACGGACGCAATCCTTGGCTTGTTGCAATTGGTCGTCCTTCACCGAGACGATCATGAAGCGTTCGTAACAGGTCGGGTTGGCATCGACGCCGCCGTCGTAACCCCATAGGTCTCCGAATATCTTCTCGCCCATCCTCTTCCAATAACCATTGCCCTTGTCATAGTGGGCGGCGAAGTCATAAAAGACCGCTTCTTCGTCCTCTTGGTTGTCCGCAAGAGGGCTTCTTCCTTGATGGCGGAAGATGTCCAAGATCATGTCGAACAGCGCGCGTAGGTCGCCCTTCGTGTCGGACATCTTCTGGTCGCACGTGAACCTCGCGCCTTTGGCCCAATCGAGCATCTCGCGCGCCGTGCGCGTCTTTGCGCGGGAAGCCGTAAGGACAGCTTCCGTTATCATGGAGCGGATGAGGCGATGGAAGTTCATTCTAAGGCGGGTCAAGCCACGTAATGGGTCAACTCGAATGAGTTGTTCATGCCGTACACTTGAATATTGAGCGTCTTGTTCGCGGGCTTTCCATTGAAGGTCAGTCCAATGGCTGTCGAGAATGTATCCCCAACGGCAGGCTTTCCGGGTCCTGTCGTTATCTGGTTGAACCAATCCTGCTCGTCCACCACGAACCCCTTCTTCTCCGCCGTGTCCTTGGCGTGCTGAACGGCTGCGCTGAAGGTGGGAAAGTAGATGTTGGCGTTGTGCTTTGCGGAGTAAGCCTCTGCGTACACTTTTGTTGCCAAACCATCGAGGTCGGGTTTGCCCAATCTCGCCGGGTCATAGATGCCGCACTTGTAGCCTTCATGGTCATACACCGTGATCACCGATGTCCCATCGCGGACCTCGACCGCCCGGAACGTCAATGGTTCACCGTCTTCATCTTCATATCTCGACTTGTCCGTCAATAGTTGGGCCAGTTTGTTGGCATAATCGGTCGGAAGATGGATGGACAACTCCCGTACAGCATCCGAATTCTCCTCCATTACAGGCTCGGCCTCCAGTCCGTTATCGGCGTTCTGTTCGTCGCTCTTCAAGGCCGATACCATGCTCTTGGTCAACGCCCCATGGACCTCCGGCCCGAAGCGCTCCATAACACCGTTCCGCTCGCGCATGTCGAACAATTCGCCTCCGCACAGAAAGGCAAGGACGTTATCGAGCTTGAAGTTCCTGAAGCTTCCTTTGGCGGCCAAAGCCGCGTCCCCGGACTCCCTCTTGAGCTTGATGAAGACATTGGTGTCGTAGGCCGTCATCAGGTTGTTGTTCTGCAACTTGTTGGCTTGGGCGTCGGTCTTCTCGACGTCGCTGCGGATGTAAGCGGTCAAGCTCCTGCGGAAGGCCATGTGGCGCACCGTTCCGTCCTTCTTGACGAAGGCCACGCTGATGGTGATGTTGCGCCTGTAGTAGTCCTTCACCTTCTGGGGCAGGTCGTCGAAGGTGAGGGCCGATCCTGAAATGCCTTCATAGGCTTCTTGGACCAATTTTCGGATGATGCGGCGGATATCCATGAACGTAAATAGAGCACTATTTATGTTCAAACCTCATTCCATGTCGAAGCGCACCATCAAACTCTCCTCCCTCTCCGAGGGCCTCCGCAAAGAAGTCAAGAAGCACCTCAAGGAGGGAAGGACCAAGTTGGGTCAGATGCCTACTCGTCTGAGAAAACTTATTGAATCAGAGGCTTTCTATGGCACTGACTCTGACGAGTACAGACCGGATATGGAAAGTTCTTCCCGAGCCATCCCTAAGTTCACGCTGAAACCACGCAAAAATGCAGGCGAGTTTGAGGGGGAGAGCGGGCCATGGAAGGTGTGGATTTATACATATAACGATGGTAAGAAGTTCGGATGGACGCTACTCCATCGAGGCGAGTCTCTCGTTGGGGGAGAAGGGCATAGCTCGCTAAAGGCCGCTTGTAAGGCTGCGGAGAAAGAGGCGACACTAGATCGTTACCAGCACCTCAAGGAGGGCAGGACGAAGATGAGCCAGATGCCGCCGAAGCTGAAGCGGTTGATAGAGAATGAGACTGTAGGCAAAAAAGAATTCATTAAGAATTTAGGAAATGCTGGTGTTTATGGAAAGCCAGATATGTATTATGATCATTCTAAAAATATGGCTATAGCTGTTAATGTGTATGATAGGACAGGTCAAAAAACTGAAGATACATCGCCTCGATATCCATATCCATTACCTCAAGTCGCAGGCGTGACGCACCAAATCGATAAAGAAAACAGAGAGAAGTTTATGGATAAAAGATGCGAATGGTGTGTTTATAGCTCCGCACATTCCGAGTTAATTCACGAAATTGGAGTGCTACAAAACAACGGTCCATCAGCAACCAACGCTATGAATGCTAGAGCAAGCGATGATGAAGGTGGATATTTTGAAGAACAAAAAACCATCAACCTCTCATCCCTCTCCGAGGGTCTCCGCAAGGAAGTCAAGAAGCACCTCAAGGAGGGCAGGACGAAGATGTCCATGCTGCCATCTAAGTTGGCAAACAAGATCTTGATTGAGATGGAACATGACAGTTCAGGAAACCCCATTGCTCCTTGGGATAGAAAAGGACCCAAATCGCCTCATGGAAGTGATTTGCCGTATGTCCCTCATTCGCGCATCAACGCAGGAACCTATGATATAGATGGCGAATTTAGTAGCAGCGACGATATTGGCGATGATGACAATTTCAATGTCAATGTCGATGATACTGAACTACTGAGCGCAATGGAGGATGCAAAAATGCAAAGCGAAAACGGATATGTCGTCCATGTGAACAAGTCACCAAAAGGCGACTACGAATTGAGCGACTGGTATGACGACGAATCGACTGTTGCAAGCTATGAAAATGGAAGAAAGCTCAACGAAAACAAACGTGCCAGCATGAAAAACAAGCAGATCAAACTCTCCTCCCTCTCCGAGGGCCTACGCAAGGAAGTGAAGAAGCACCTCAAGGAGGGCAGGACCAAATTGGGACAGATGCCGCCGAAGTTGGCAAACGAGATCTTGAGCGAAATGAATGACATGGGGTCACAATTTGATAGCTCAGGAAATCCCATTCTTCCTTGGGGAAGCAATGGTTCTAGCAAATAGTTCCGTCGTTCATTGCTTTTTATGACAAAGAGCGACATTATTTTCCTTCTTCATGGACGGCACCGTTAGCGTGTTTGATGATATGGTGGATGTTCTGGGTGATCATACGCGCTGGCTCAGCGCGCCACGGATTATCGAGCGGAGGAACCGCTCGTTCACCACAGGGGTTCCCATCCGCTTTTGAACGGCGGCATCGTATTGTTGCTTGATGTTGTCGGAGGACATCTCGTATTGTTCGTCAGTCAATTTATGTCCACTCTCCGCCGTCTTCAACGCATACTGAAGTCGTATGATAAAGGAACCTGCCCGTTCTGTACGACTCCAAAATGATCGATCGTACGAGGCGGCGTAATTCCATTGGCCATAAATATGGCCATATTTAGCTTTGATGGACATTCGACGTATGATCAGGAACATCCTCTTGGAGGAAGCGTCCGGCATCGCCTTCGAAACGCAACACACGGCCAGCTATCACGGCCAGAGCAATTTCACGCTTCGTCTTCTGGCGAACGGAAGAGAGGTTGCGCATTTGGATTACACCATCTTTCAAGGCGAGACGCAGATCGCCATGGTGGAGGTCCCGCGTCCGGAGGACAAGCGAAAGGGATACGGCCGCATGCTGGTGGACCGCTTGGCGCAGGAGCGCGGCGGATACGATAAGATCCAATGGGGCTCCATGACCCCCGATGGCGCGGCGCTGCAACAGGCCATGGACCGCGAAAAGAACTTCGACCGGGAGGAGCACGAGAACCTGCATTATCGGCAAGAGGACATGATCGCTCTCATCTCGAAGAAAGGCAAGAACGCGGCCGGGTTCTTTCGGGACACATGCGCAATAGGATACGAGGCGGCATGGCAGAAATGGGCCGCCAACATCAAGGATTCCCACATTGACGGGATCGATCAGAGCGACCTCAGCGACCTAGCCGAATGGACGCGTGGATCGGTCGAGAACCATCATCCCAAGGATTGGGAACCTCAGGATTGGGTGCAGCGGTTCGTGGCGGAGTTGAGGGCTTGATCGAGATCAAACCATTCCGGTTTGGATGGCATTATCGCCATATTTATGTACATGGATATCAAGAAGTTGATCAAGAACATGATAGCAGAGGTAGCGGGCGTGCAATTGAACGTAAAACGCCTGTCCGAGATAATGGCGGACGTGACCATTGACCATATTATATCAACCGCCCAAAAGAGAAAGGACATATTGGACGGGGAACATTGGAATGTTCCATTTGGATATGAACCACCAGCCATGATATCAGGAGACACATGGATAAGGACGGTCGAAGTGTCGGTCGAATTCTGCAACTCACCAAGGGAAGAGCCGACAGGGTCATTCCAATCCAGCAAGACCAAGAAGCACAGCAAGCCGGAGTCCTCCTATTCCATATCCATAGGACTTGTTGTTCATGTTCCAATAGCGGAATTGAAGAACGAAAGAACAGCACTGCGATCGATATTCGCCCACGAGCTCAACCACGCCTTCGTGTTCATCCACGACGTGAACAAAAAGTCGGCCGTCTTGAACGCCAAAAACAGGCGCATTGGCGCAGCCTACAGCGAGGACCCCGGAGTCCAATTGTTGAATAAGGCCATCTACCTCTCCAACCCCATGGAGATACAAGCAAGAATTCAAGACATCGGCGGTCTGGTGGACGACTTGATGAGCACCACCGCAGAGGACGCTCTTTCTGAGCTTCTATTGTACCAGCCGATGCGAGAGTTGTCAGAACTGAACAACATGGACTTCAGAAAGATCGAGCGCACGCAGGCCGTTCAGGACTTCGCGCGCAAAATGGGCGGAGATGACGTTATGCAATTCATTTCGGACCTCAACAGAAAGCGCAAGACATCGGCATTCCAAGCCTTGAAGAAAGTCTATCGCCTCGTCTCGGACCGATACAGCGTCAACGAGGAGTTCTGGATCGATGCCGAAGCGTATAGCATCATCCATGAGAGCGATTGGCCGCCGAGGGAACTCCTATGAGGACTTTTCCTTCTTTTCGCCAAGCAATTTGTCCAGCACGGCCCTGCCCTCATCCGTTGAGGCCATGCCCGTCAGCATACCGGCGATGTCGACGCCTCCGCCCGGATTGAACATCCCCATAATGCCCTTCACGCTGCCGGGGATGTTCCCGCCGCTCCCCACGATCTTGATATCGGCTTTCTCCAGCGCTACCGCCATTGCCTTTCCTACAACTTCGTTGGCCTCTACCTGACGGTTGTCGATCAAGTATTTCTGGTATTCTGGAGATCCAGCGATCTTCTCGGCCAACTTGATCTGAGCGTCCACTGGAGCCATCAGCTTCGCCTTCTCGGCCTCTCCCTCCGCCTTGCCTTTAGCGGCAATGCCCTCGGCGTTCTTGAGCGAAGCGAACAGCATGCCTTCGGCCAACGTCTGAGTGGCGGCCTTTTCGCCGTCCGCCTTTACCGTCATCACCTCCTTCTCTTGTTGGGCGTTCACCACCGCAACGTTCTTGTTTTGTTCCGCCAACACTTCAGCGGCCTTCTTGCTGATCTCCGCCTTGCGGACGGTGTTGATGGATAGCACCTCCATCTCCTTTACCGTCGTGATGGCCGTCTGTTCCTGCACGGACTGTGTGGCCTTTTCCTTTGCGATGCCTATCTCCCGCACCCGCTCAGCCTCACGAATACCAACAGCTTGTAATGCCTGTTGGTCTTGAATGTCGATCTCGCGTTTGGCCGATATCTCCGCAAGCTTTGCGATACGACCGTGATCGGCCACCTGAACGCGGCTTTCTTGATCGATGCGCGCCTGTTCCTTGGCCATGATGTTATGGATGACGTTCGACTTCTGTTCCGTAGAATCCCGCAGGTCCATGAACTCGATCATCTTGACGGTCTGAACGCCCCACTCCTTGATGTTGTCGTCTACTTCGTCGGTGAACTGCTTCCCCAAGGTGGAACGTTGATGCATGATCTCCTCCAATTGATTGGTAGCGAGGATCCGGCGGACGGCACCTTGCAACACGGAATGCAATTGCGTTTCCAATTCCCTGAAAGATGCCACCCGCTGCGCGGCGGTATCGGAATTCGCTATCCTGAAGAATGCGGATACATCCACCACGAACGGAAGTCTGGCCGAATCGTAAGCTTCATAATTCGCAAGGCTGACCTGAAAGACACTTTCAGGCATCTCAACTTTGGTCACACCAATAATGGGGAACCACGTAGGCCATTCATAATAGACGTTCCCGCTATCCCTTCCTCGTCCATACGAGGTGGTCTTTTTGCCCGTCTGCACGATGTGGACCGTGTTGGTCGGGACCACGCGGCGCAAAAAGAGAGCGGAAAAGAGCCCGATGGCGAGGGCGATAACGCCGATCACAATGAGGATGGTCGGCCAATTGGAGAATAGGTTCTGTATCATGGCGCCAAAGATAACAAAAGAAATGTCAACTTGTAGCGGGCCCGATATTATCGGCGTCCGTAATGTGAAACGGTCATTGGTTGGAAGTTTGTTTATTGCATGTGATCAATGCCTGTCTTTTTTCCTGACCTCCACTACGCATGTAATGCGACTTCTTCACACCATAGTACTCTGTTGAAACAATGGTGAACCCTGCGTTCAACAGGCAATGAGAAAGTTCAACGACATACTTCTCGTTCATATCCAGAACCATCTTTCCGCTCGTCTTCAGATAGGCATGACAGTTTACAAGGACGGGGAGTAATTCCTTTGCGAACCATGTCTGGGTGTCCAAACCTTTTGGAGTTTCGCTATACGAATACAGTTCATCGTAATAGAAAGGAGGAGATGTGAAGATGAAATCCACCCTCCCCTTCAAACTCTCTTGGTACACCTTGGAGTCACCGAATGTCACCGTGCAATTCTTCAGGTCCTTTTCCTTGATGATGCGTTCATATCCATCCTTAAGATGGAGGTTTATGTCATTGCCGACGTAATGTGCTCCTCGTTCGCAGCAAGCGAGCATGCGGCTGCCCCAGCCAGCATATGGGTCATACACCACATCGTCGTATTGCACATTGTTCTGATATACGCCCCTTGCTTGCTCGATAGGGAATACCCCCACGTTGTACACGGTTCTCACCGCAATACCGCGATACAACTGCATGATGGAGACATCGAACAGCTCCTTCTTCTTGTTCAGCCCCAGACGGTACTTCACCACTTCCCTTAAAACACCCTTGTCTTGAAATATGTCAAATAACCCCTTCTCTCTCTTATGAGAACGATAATAGGAATCGGCGAACACGCCTTTCAACCACGATACTGTAGTGGGTCTCTTCGATAGATCGATACAATCCTTTATGTACTTCTCCGGAGGGTAGAACGTGGTCCAGAATTCCAGAAGAGTGTCAACTAGATCTTCATTCTTCAGCATCTCATCTCTGCCTCTTTCGCAATACTCCTTGCTGAATATTATGTCATGCTCTTTAAGGCGCAACAGCGGATGGTCTTGAAGATTGATTTCGTATCTATCCAAGAATGTGATCAAGTCATTCTCTGAATTGAATTTTTGTGGCGCATGCTGCTTCACGTCTTTCTCACGAATGCGGTAAAGGCGATAGCCGCTTTCTTTTGCTACTTCGTCTTTCTTGACGTCACGGACGAAATTCAATATCTGCTTGAAATGATATCCTCCCTTGCTGACATATCCGTGCCAGTAATCCCCATCCAATTCTATCAATATCTTCCTGTCTTCCAAGCACCAATCGAACATGAACTTACCAACAGATTTCTGCTTCCGTATTCCTTGAAGTTCGCAAGTGGCTTCACGGAATGCTCGTTCCAGTTTGTTCTCCTTATATGTCTGCTTGGTTTTGTTGTACAATATGGCGGTATCTGACATTTTCTTCGATGTCGTACTGTTGAATATGCCCTTAGCTCCATACTTCTCTTTGTACATCGTATGGTCCATACCATGGACTGCCAAATGTGTTTGGGTTATGGCTCTCAATTTCTCTCCACAAACACCACACTCTACCCAATTTTGAGGATTGACCTGCATGTCGATTGCGTTCGCCTTTTTCTGTTCGATACGCTCAAGCTCTGTTTTGAATAGCAGGCTTTCTTCTTCATGAATTTTCACGTGTTCCTCTACTGTAAGGTTATGCACACTTACAATGTGTGTGGTATACCATCCGCTGGCATTTGAGAGATCATTGGTGGTCCAATCGCAGTACGCGCATTTCCTCTTTTCTTGTACAACATTATCTACTTCATTGAAATCGAAATGTTCGTAGTACCACGGCTTTCCTGTGGTCTTGAAAAACTCGCGCTTCTTTGTGTTGGTCTCATGCTCCATATCGGGCATTATCCTCTCAAGGTGCCTCGTTATGATGCCGGATGCATTCAAGTAATCAGGAAAACGTTCTCCGGTCTGCCTACAAATCGCCACATAATTCTTCCCTTCTTCGAAGAAGGATGGCATCCCCTTCTTGTCGAAACGGATGTTCTGCTTGGCTTTTTCTGACCTCAAACGTTTGTACTCCTCAAGGCGCTCATGTTTGTTGGGCCAATCCTCCAACGGAGGGAATGGAACGAACATGTTCCACTCCATAAGCACGCGATGAATGAGACTTGAGCTCATACCGACCGCTTCTTCCAGCGCGCGCATGGAAAGGCCGTCCTCCAAATATCCTTTCTTGATGACCGTGAACTGCGCTTCGGTGATCTCCGCGCGTGGCTGATACTGATATGTGCGCGCCTCCTTTGGCTGCGGTTGGATGAATTCGAAGTGGTCCACGAACCATGGTCGCCCTTGTTCGGTTTGGAACTTCTTCTTTTTGAAGTCGCTCTGGTCCGCCATGGGGACCCTCAGTTTTCTCAAATGTGCCGTAAGGGCCCCGGATGCGTTACGGAAGTCATCAAACTCCTTTCCTGTGGCCTTACATACGGCCACATACTCGACGCCCGGTTTGAAGAACGGTGCGGGCACGGTAATGAGAGGGTTACCGTGATTCCATTTCCTGTCGCGCTCTTCATCGGAACCATCGGCGCCAACATATAACCCAACCTCTTGAAGTGTTTTCGTACACCACATGAGGCTTCGCCCCATTTCGGTCGCCATCCGACTCAATGGTAATTTGTCTTTCAGATGTAAACGGGCCAGATTCAGGATGTCCTCCGATGTGGCTTCTACTTTTTTGATGCTTCCTCCCATGCAACAAAGGTAGTACATCAATTCATATATTCCAAATTTGCCGAATGACTTTACTCCATCTAAAGGAATTATGACGATCTTTCTTGAAATATAACAAAAGAGAAAGGCGACCATTTCTGATCGCCTTTCTTTCTGCGGAAACCTGCGTCGCTCTAGGCTTAGTAGGTGTTGATGTTGTCGATGTACACTACACCGTAGAAGCGGTTGTTGACCATCTTCTTAGCATACCTTGTCATGATCCCCTTACGCGGAGTAAAGTCATTCGGATCATAGATCGTCTGCGTCAATTGCAGCGGGATGTATGGGGCGTAGATGTAACCAGCCTCCAAGAAGGTGTTACCCTTGTGACCCAACAGCACGATCTGCGCAGGCAGGTACGGATCCTTGTAGACCACGTAACGGCTACCCAACTGACCGATCTTCTCGATACCGAGGTTGTACTTCTCCGACTCAGGGGAAGCACTGCCATCGACGTGGAAGTATTCCAGATCATCGAAGATCGCACCGGCCTCAGCCGAGCACACGATCCAGTTCGCACCACCTCTCAAGGTTGCCTTGTGGATCTGGGCGCTGAGCTCGTTCACACGGGTGATCAGCGTTTGGTTCCAGTCCTTTTGGGTACCGAAGAAGTTCGCGTTGTTCTGGAGACCTTGGTAGTCCCAACGAGCACGGAAAGGTGCGCCGTTGATGAGGTCCGTCAGGATCTCGCGGTCGATCTCAGCAGCAACGTGCTCGGAGAGAAGAGCGGTCAGCTCAGCCTCGGCATCAATGCTGTGGTAGGCCTCAAGATCTTGGGCCAATTCAGGGGTCCAGTGAGCGCGGAGCTTACGGGTCACGGTGTTCACGGTCACGCTGGAGAAGCGGATCGAGATCTCGGACATTTCACCCTTCGCTTCCAAGTCGTTGTAGACCTCGAATGCAGGAGTGACGGTCAGGGCGAACTGAGTACCGAAGTTGGTACCGTTGTTCAACATCGCGGAGTTGAAGTCCGAACCGTAAACGCTCGGTGGACGAAGGTCCAACACGATGTTCGAGGTGGAACCTTGGAACTGGTCGGTTCCCCATGCTTGCACGTTCGCGAACACAGGAACGCTTCCGCCAGCGGCAACGAGCAGGATGTTGCTCGATCCAGCGCTGTAGTAGATAGCGGTGGTCGAGGAGTACCTCAAGGAAGCAGAAGACTGCTGCTTGGAGGTGTCGAAGCCCGTGAGGGTGAAAGCACCCGGATCGTACAAACCATTGCTGAAGCTGTCAGCGGAGAAGGTCTTGGAAACGCCAAGAGCCGTTTCGCCCGTACCGAAGGACAGATCGAAACCACGGTTGTTGTAGAAACGCTCGTAGGCAGAGGTGTCCGCGAACACAGGGCCACCTTGACCGTTCGCGGTATTCTTGGGGTTCACCTTGTTCATGCGTGCGATTTCCTGAGCACGCGTGATCGACGTGTCGAAGGTGTTGTCACTACCGTTGAACGATACACGCGCGTCCATGTAGAACAACAGACCGGTAGGGAGCGCCAAAGGCTGCACCGAAACCAGTTCATTGGCCAACAGACGCGAGAATACGCGACGAACGATAGGGAACGCCACCGTATCGAAACGTCCAGCGGACGCGTCGAGGGTTACCTCGTTCAGCATCGAAGCAGCCTGCGACTCCAGCAACTGCGCGATGTTGGAACGCTTGGGTCCCTTCAGGCCTTTGAGCAGGCCAGACTCCTCCCAGTTCGCAACGATAGCGTTGCGCTGTTCTGCGAGGTTCTTCAAAGTGGTAAGGCCGACCTTACCGGTTCTGAGTAATTCCATTTTCTTGTTTGGTTGTTTTTGTTAACGATCAATCTTGGTCAGGAGCATCGAGACCCGCGAGTACACGGTTCCGTTTTGCTTCAGCACTTTCGTAAATAGGCTGCTTTTTTGGTTGTGCCACTGGAATGGCGGAGGATTTGATCACACCCTTGTCTTTTGGCATGCTCTTTTCGCTGATGATCTCTTTGTAGATGCGCTCAGCTTCCTCTGCACTCGTTGCGGCTTCGAAGCGTTCGGAGATCCGAACCTTCTCCTTTTCCGTCAAGCCCCCATTGGATACCACGCGGTATGCAAGCGCCAACTTCTTGTTGAACGTCTGCACCTCGTTGTAGTGCTCCCGGAGTTCGATGAAGGCGCTTTTGAATTCGCCTATCTGACCCTTCAAACTTTTGTTTTCCTTCTTTAGCTCGGCGATGATCGCCTCATGGTGAGCTTCTTCTTTCTTGGTATTCTCGTTCACTGCACCCGTGCGGGTACGGTTGTCAACGGCCACCTTGGGCGCGGTGTGCGGTCCTGCGGTGCGGTTGACGGTATGCGATTGACCCATGGCCTTTACTTCGTCCACGAGCGCTTCGTCCTCTTCCATTTCGAGTTCGATGAGATCATCGTCCTCGTCCAGCTCGATCATTTCCTCCATGGCAGGGGCCATTTCAGGGGCGGGCGCTGGAGCTTCTGCGGCAGGAGCAACAGCTCCGGCCTCGTCGTCCACGATGTCCACTTCGTCACCATCGCTGGTGGGAGCGGCGCCGGTCTGTTGGGCGATCATCTTCTTGATGACGTCCGCCAACTGGGCGGTGAGATCTTCTTGGGGAGCAGCTTCTGGAGCCACCTCAGGTGCAACCTCTGGGGCTGGAGCTGGGGCGGCTTCTGGAGCGGCGGGTGCGGGTTGTTCCATGTTGGGTTGTGTTTGTTCTTCTTCCGCAGTGATCTGGATCTCATCCTCATCGGAGGAGAGCTCGATCTGCTCGTCATCGCCCACCGCATCAACAGCGACGGGAGTAGGTGCGACTGACGTAGGCGCCACCGGAGCGGCAGGAGTGGCATCGACCGGGGTCTGGGTAACGGCGTCGACGGGGGTCTCGGGGACCTCACCGGCTTCGGGTTCCTTGAATTCGTTCTTGATGGAACCATCGTCGTCGATCGTCACCTTCTGGGTGTCGGTCTCCACCTTGATGGTCTCCGAAACGATCTCAACGGGGACCTTCGTCTCTTCGACGGGCTCCTCGTTGTTCACTTCATCGATGGCATCTTCGACCAATCGTTGGATCCTCTCTTGGTTCTCCTTGAGAAGATTGTCCTGAGCCAGCTTGACGATGGAGTCGATGTCCACCTTTGCTTGTTGAAGAATATTCTTTTCCTTGCTCATATCGCTGATCTTCGATTTTGAATAAATAATGCACAAAAACGCATTTTCCGTTTCAGTTAGAGCGATTTCCAGAATTTGTTGTTCTGCATTTCCTTCAAGTCGGAATATTTCCCGCTCTTCGACACCTGTTCGATGCCTCCGATCTTGAGCATTTTCATGCTGCGCGATTCACGGAAAAGGAATGCTCCGGGGGTCGATGGGGACGATACGAAGTCGAATGCGATGAGTTCGAAGTCCTCTTGGACAACGTCATGGCCGTTCTGCGATTTCACAGATCCGACGCCACGACTGGAGATGCCCAGTTTGAATCCGGTCTTGAGAAGACCTTTCAATGTGTCGCCCGCTTTTGTTTCGGCGATCTGCACCTTGCCGTACAGGGTGTCGCCGTCCCACCATAGATCGAGTACCTTGTGGGAGACGTTGGTAAGAGAAATAACTGCGGAGTTTCCGGTCCAGTGCGCCTTGCCATTGCGCATGGTGTAGAAATTTCCGTTCTTGACACGTACGCAATACACACGATCATTGTATGCTACCTTTTCGATCTTCATCATTCTCTTGTCGAGATAGATGAATTCGGTGGATGAGATGTTGAGGTTGTATTGCAGAACAGAGTTCTCTGCCTTGATGGTCCTCGGGATCATGACCTCCGTTCTTACGAGGCTGAGCGTGCCATCGCCGTTGTCAACCTCATTGACAACTTCTTTCCATTCATTGATGACCCTATCCTTAGGTTGCCATTCACTGATGTTTCCACAACCGCCTATCTTCACAAGTACTTCTTGCAGATCATATATGAGCTGCTTGGACGTGGAGAAGACAGATTGCTTCTCCCACTGCCCATTTGGTCCCTGCTTTACATTGCGCCCGTCACCTTTCATGAAGGCGTCGAACATGATCTTCAAAAGACGTGGAGATGCCTTCTTGAGCTCTTCAGGAATGTATTTGTTGTGCGAATTGCCAAGTGGCTTGAGGTATTCATGCAGTCTGAGGTCGGTGAACCTGAATGACGCTTTGCCATTCTTTTCATACACCGACTTTCGGAATGGGAGCCTTTCTTGCAGCGCACGGATCTCTTCCTTGGGTCCGTTTTTCACTTGATGGATGGAAACCGAGTAATTACGCGCAGCTTCATAGTCGTATCCCTCGGATCCGGTAACATGACCCTCAGCAAGCCACCATCCCATGAATTCAAACCAATCCTCCGCTTTGACTTTGATGTCCTGCTCTTGTTCCTTTATGAAGTAGTCATGGGACTTGCGGTTTGACATATCCATGCCGGGAATGGTGAAGAATTCCATTTCCTCCCCGATCCAATCGCCCTTTTTCGGGAGTTTCCACTTATTGTCACGATACTCATAGAGTTCGGCTGCCGTTTTGTAGAACCGTTTGCCGTTCCTATCTTCAATGAGAAACCTATGGTTTGGTGTGACCATTTGATCGATGTTCTTTCCTGTGAAATGGAACATCTCTCCCTTGTAGTGCTGGTCAATGCGTTTTTCTATCTTCTGGTATTCGATCTCATTGGTCTCTACGTTCAGTGTGGCGACCACCTCATTATCGGTCACATCCCTCCATGATTTCCATCCTTGAGATGTGAGTATCATACTCATAAAGTCCTGACAATCAGGGTGGTCTAGCTCCCCTCCGGCCGTATTATCCCTCACAGAAGCAAGGTATTTCTCCACTTCTCTCTCAAGGATTGCCCTTGGATAAACTCTCCCATTTTTGTTCAGTGCATTCGCCTTTTGCATAATGCCCGACATGATGATGGGCTGGTTGGTTTTCTCAGCTTCTATGATCAATTCCCGACTGGTACCGAATTCATAGAATTCACTGATGACCATTCTTTCATCCAACGGGTTCAATGGGGTAATCTCCATATTATCTGAAGTGTTTGCCCTATAAATAGAGAAGGGCTCTGCATTTCCGCAGAGCCCTTCTCAAAAAAACATCATCACACACTCATTCCATGCCGCCTATCCAATGTACCTTGTAATTGTACATCACGCAATAATTCCCCTGTTCTGTCTTGAAGTCATACATCATTCCCTTATGACGCACCTTATCCACAGACATCATTCTATTATCCAGATAGATGTACTCCGTAGATGCTACATTGAGATTGAATTGCAGATGAGAATTCTCTGCCTTGATCTCTCTTGTGACTTTATTCCTTGTAACGACTTCTACCATTTCACTGCCATTATCCACTTCTTCAACAACATCTTTCCATTCATTGATAACCCTGTCTTTTGGTTGCCATTCGCTAATATTTCCTGAACCGCCCATCTTCATTAGTATTTCTTGCATGTCATATACGAGCTGACGTGACGTGGAGAATACTGATTGCTTTTTGTATTGACCCTTGTCTCCTTGCGTTACATCACGCCCGTCGCCTCTCATGAAAGCATCGAACATGAGTTTCAGCAAATGAATAGGGACTTGTTTCAATTCCTTAGGAACGTATTTTACATGCGAATGTCCAAGCGGTAACAGATAGCCGTGAAGTCTCGCATCGGTGATAACAAATTGTATTGATCTTCCATCAGAAGTATGCTCACGATATGTTTCAAATGGCATGGCCATCATGGTATCGCGTATTTCTTGTTTATTATCTCCATCCTTCACCTGTGCAATATGTACTCTATATGCCTTCGTTTTTGATCCTGCGGTCCCAACTGCGTAACCTTCCGACAAATACCATCCCATGAACCGGAACCATACTTCCGCAGGAATTTCCACATCCTTTGAATAAGCGTCTCTCAAATCTTCAGGGGCTCGATTTGATATCGTAGCCCCATCCAACTTGAACGTCTCCATCTCCTCTCCGACCCATTTGCATTTCTTCAGCACCTTCCACTTGTTGCTCCTATACTTCAGCAACTCACCTGACGTGCTATAGAACTGCTTCCCCTGTCGGTTCTCCAGCAAGAACCGATGGTCCGGCGTGGTCAACTGTTCCAAGTTCTTTCCGTGGAACCGAACGGCATGTCCATCATAATTCTCCTTCTTCACTTCCGTGACGGGATGGTACACAAGAAACCCTTCCCCGTTCAGCGTGGCCAGCTCATCGCCAACGTTCACATCCGCGACGTTCCTCCATCCCGACTTCGTCAATACCAACGCTTTTTCTGCTATCATAACAAGCAAAAATAAGGAATTACAATAAGTTCTGCAAATAGAAATTCCTCACCGATTGCTCCTTCTCACCTCGAAACCCTTCCGATCTGTCATCAATTCGCTGCTCACAAATGCCTCCGCGACCTTCAACGCCGATCCGTACAATGGGCTCTTCACCATCAATGGCACCTTCTCTCGATCCTTGACGTTCGAGGTATGCAGGTACAATTCGAGGTTCACATAGTTGCGCTTCTCGTTGTAGGCGAAGTTCTCGGGGATGTTGACGATGAAAATGTTGTTCTTACGGTCCGGAAAGGCCGGGTTCGCATCGATGTGCTTTCCCTCCACCGCTCCATAGCATTCCCCTATCGCATTCTCCAATCGCTTGCGTGCATTGGTGATGTCCCCGATGGGACGCGTCCAGAAGCCCATGGAGATGTAGATCGTGCTGGGGGACTCCCGGTTTTCCATCGCCCCGATCTGCACGGAAACGTTCTCGTTCGACAATTCGAACGGCTTTACTTTTATCTCTCTTGCGGTTCTGATCATTTTTGTTATATTTCTCCCGGAGAATATAAACAAAAACGACTGCCGAACCAAGCGCGCAAGTGCCGGGTCAGCGCGCCATCAGCGTGCCCTTGAGCTCGAACAGCGAAAGGAGGTATTCATCGCTGGCGGTCTTCTCGACCGGAACCTCCTTTTTCACCTTGCCAAGGAAGGTCTCCAGAATGACGGTGTCCTCTTGGTTGTCGCTCTTCTTGATGCGTTCGCTCAGCATGGATGAAAGCTCATCGCGAAGCCGCTCGGCCGCCTCTGTCTTTTCCTTCCTGTCCCCGATGAGCGCCTTGAACATGGTGCGCTCGTCCTCGCTGAGCGCTTCGTATCGTTCGTTGAAATACCCCAACGCGTTCTTGGTGACATAGCGCCACATCTTGTTGAGCTCCGGACGCTCCTTCTCTTGGTTCATCTCCTCCACGGGTACCTTGCGGGTCATGTGTTCCACCAGTTCTCCATAAGCCTTCGCATCCTTGTCGAAATGCTTGAAGTTCTTGTTGAGTTTGGCCTCGATGATCGTGTTGAGGTTCTCGAAGAGCTGCTCATTGTCCTTCGACGCCATGACGGTAGCCTCGTCGGGACCGCCCAGCAGGTTCTGGCGAAGATGTGCATTGGCGTCCTGTAGCTGAGGCCACGACACCTCGTTCATGAGCTGGAGGTTCTGTTCGATGAAACGCTCGGCCAAACGCGCGCTCTCAAAGGGCTTGGTGCGCTCGAAGTTCTTGTAGAGCAGGAACTGCTTCTTGAGCACGGGACTTTTCTTCACCGCCTCCATGAAGTCCACGAGGGTCGCGTTCCGATTGTCCCGCGCCATCTCGATGGCGGCTTTCTTGGTGATCGAGTCCTTGAGCGCCCCGAAGTTCAATGTGGTCTTCATCTCTTGCTTCATTTACACATAAATAGCCTCCTTTCCCGAAGGAATTGATTATCTTTGCAAGACAAATTACAAACAAACATGTTGAAGGAGAAAGCAAAATTGGACTTAGGGAAATATTCCCTCATTCGTGTATCGGCGGCCGGGCCCGCCAAAAAGGAGGATGTCGTCCCGCGCGGCGTCCACCACATCTTCGTGTTGGACTGCTCGGGATCGATGACCTACCAACTGGGGCAGATACGGACGGACCTCTACAACAAGGCGTCCACCCTGCTCAAACCGGGGGACTCCCTCACCATCGTATGGTTCTCCTCGAAGGGGGAGTTCGGCGTCGTTCTGGAGGACTTCCGCCTGAAGTCCGACGTCAGCATGTCCCAGCTTCGCACGGTCATCGAACGGGAACTACGCCCTCGCGGCCTGACGGCCTTCAAGGACCCTCTGGTGGAGACCAAGAAGATCATCGCCCGGGTATCGGCGCGAGACGCGGACCTCGCTCATTCGCTGTTCTTCCTCACCGATGGGCATGACAACCAATATTCGGAGAAGGAGATCGTAGCGGCCATTGGCGAACTGCGTTCCTTGGTGGCATCGGCCGCCATCGTGGAGTACGGCTATTATTGCAATCGGAAGCTGCTCAGCGAGATGAGCATGGAGGTGGGCGGCGTCCACGTGTTCTCATCGGACTTCCAAGACTACGAACCCTACCTCAAAAAGCAGTTCGATCAACAGATCCGCTCCGAACGTAAGAAGGTCACCTTCGGAAAGACGCACGGCAACATCGTGTTCGCCAAGAGCGGCGATGACGTTCTCACTTACAAGGTGGATGATAACGGAGACGCCTTGATTGACGCCGATGGCGGGGACCTGTTCTATCTGGTTCCATCCGCATCGAAGGAAGTTCCGGCTTCCACGGCCGATTTCTTCGCCGGAATGACAAAAGGGAATGCTTCGAAGGAAGATACGGAAATGGCGCAAGCCGCATATGCGGCCATGTTCGCCTTCTCTCGTAAGAGCGACTACGCCACGATCAGCGATATCCTGCGCGCGGTGGGCGACGCCTATTTCATCCGCAAGAAGGCCAACACCTTCGGAACCCAGAAGATCAACGAATTGGAATCGGAATTCCTAGCGGCCGCCAGCAACAGCGACGCCATGTTCGTGGACGGCTACGATCCTTCGCTTGAACCGCGCGAGGATGCCTACTGCGTCATGGACATGATCGATGACCTGATGGAGCATGATGACAACCTATGGTATCCCAACCATCCGGCCTTCTCCTATCAGCGCATCGGCCGCAAGGCCGTCTTGGCGGGCAAGAAAGCCTCGAAGGACCAGAAGGACGAGCTCAAGTTGCTGATCGAGAACGGCGACACGGCCGAGGCCCTCAAGAAGTTGCAGGAGCTTGCGGAAGAGCCCGCCACGCTCAAGTTCGAGATCACGGATAAGGACAAGGGCCAGCCCATCCATAACCTCGTGTGGAACAACTCGCGCGCCAACCTCTCGGTGCAAGTGACCTTTGACGGGACGGTGGAACTCCCCGAAAATTCCTTCGCCAAACTGCCCAAGATCTTCCCCACTAAGAAGTTCCGGAACTTCACGATCATCAAGGACGGCATCATCAACACCTATCGTTTGCCCGTTTCCTTGAACAAGGAAACCTTCGACAAACTGCAAGCGAACGACCTGTTGACGGGCGAGACCTACGAAGCCGGTAAGGTCTACGTGCTGGACTTCTCCGCCCTTCCCGTCATCAACCAGAAGATGGTCAAGGAAACTTCCGCGAAGGAACTCTTCGAGAACCAATTCAAGCTTTTGGGCGTGCAGGCGCGCAACACGGTGTTCAACCACCTGAAGAAGGCCTACTTCGGCAACGTGTCCATCGACTTCGCCGCCCAATACGGGGAGGACGCCGCCGCGTGGCTCAAAGAGATCGGCATCACGCCCAACGGTTTCGCGCCGAAGGTGACGCTGGAACCCTCCACGGAAGAGGCCGTGGTGAACACCTTGTCGGTGAAGGTCGACAAGATGACCGTGCCCACGGCCAAGAAGGACTTCGACGCCATCCTGTCCAAAATGGACAAGGGCATGGGATTGACGCCTCGCGAGAAGCTGCTGGAACGCCCGATCTTGGAGTTCAAGGCCTTCGAGAAGTTGTCCGATGGTACCAGCGATGATGCCAAGAAAACGCTCATTGAGACGTGGCTCACCGCCCGTAGCAAGGAGATCCGCAAAGAGAAGTCCAAGCTCATGAACGGCATCTCCCGGACCCAGTTCGTGACGATCGTCGGGAAGAGTTGGTTTACCGATTTGGGAAGCCGCGATGAGAAGGAAATGTTGCTGGAGATCGACGGCGAGGAACGCAAGTTCATAATCGAGGATGCGATGGAGACCATCAAGATCTGAAGTGATCCAAAACGAAACAAGAAAGGGCGTCCGGATGGACGCCCTTTTCTTTGTTGACGTGTCTTTCCGGTTGTCCAGAAAGCGCATGTCCGGATGTGTCCGGATGATGTCCGGTTCAGATCAAGATCTCCTTCCCGTCCTCGGTGAACGTCTTCTTGTCGTTGCGTTCAACGATGTCGTTCTTCTTCTTTACGACCTTCTTGGGGTCGATCGAATCCGGCGTGGACTGGTCCAGTTTATTCGGGTCGATGAGTTTCTCTTGGCTCATGGTGCTTGTGTTTTCCATAAATAGCGCGGATCTCCCAAAATGGGAAATCATGCCTTTTGTTCCTTGCGGTAACGCTTCATCAGGTCGATGAGTATCTCGCTTCTCACGATGTCATCTTCAGTGAATTCGAAGAATCCTACGCCCTTTACGCCTTTGAAACGGTTAAATGCATCGGCCAGACCATGGATCTCATTGCTGCGAAGCATGAGGTCCGTCTGGTCGGTGTCCCCGATGATGATCATCTTGGAGGTCTCCCCTATCCTCGATACAAAAAGCTTCATTGCGATCGGCGTGGTGTTCTGGGCCTCATCCAAGATCGATACTGATCTTCTGAATGTATTTCCACGTATGAACGACAACGGCATTGCTTCGATAACGCCTGCGGCGATAAGGTTCCTTGTGGCCTCCTTCCCGATAAGCTCTTTTATGTTATCTTCGAAAGACTTCATATAAGGTTGCGTCTTCTCGTCTGCATCACCCGGAAGGAATCCGATCGATTCCCCCGCCTCCACGATGGGCTTAGTGAGGGTTATTTTGTTGATGTTGTTCCCCGTGTCCTGAAGCACTTCAATTGCCGCTTTTAACGCCATTAGCGTTTTTCCTGTGCCCGCCGATCCCTTGATGAACACGATCTGGTTCTCATGGATCAGCTTCACCAGATCCTTCTGTTTTGCGTTCTTGTATTTGATTGACTTGTTGATGGTGGCCTTGCGGATCATCTCGCTCTTTTGCTCATCCTCCCGCTGTTCGGTGGTCCTGACGATCGAGTCCAACTGCTCTTCCTCGTACTGCTGCTTGGCGGAACGTTTGTCCCTGCCCTTCCCGTTATATTTCTTCATGATGGTTTCGTCCACAACTAAATATGGGTGACTTCTCCGCAAAACCATCTATTTATGAGAAAGAAACCGATGAAAGTGAGCGACGAACAGTTGGGGACGATAATCGCCAACAAGATCAAGGAGAGCGGTCTCAACGGCGTTTTCGATCCTTCGGTATTGGAGTCCATTAAGCAAAAGGTGAAGGCCGAATACAAAAAGCTTCGCGCCATTCCGCTCCCCGAGGGGGAATATCGCCCATCGGGCGACACCTTCCCTTACGGGGAGGATCCCGTAGAAACGGCCGCTCCTTCGGTTCCGCTCGACGTCGCTCCGGCCATGGAAGCCGGGTCCGAACCAACCGATCAACCCTATGCTCCCACGGTGTACACACCTGATCTCCCCGAGGTACTTCGTAATGTGGAACCCGCCAAGTTGGTGGTGTTGGAACTCAATGACATCATCGAGAACGGGGAGAACCTCGCAAACAAACCACTGCGCACCATGGACAATCTCGATTGCACCAAGAGCATGCAGATGCTCTGGAGCTCCGACGGGGTCACCAAGGCGGAGGTATTCCAGATCAAGTTCGAACGCATCGGCGAGATGACCTTCGACTATGCCAGCGGAACGGCGATGTTCACGGAAACGCCCGCTCCCATGGAGGTCGGTACCGCTGAGCCTTTTCGCGACAATCCATATAAGGAAGCGCCCGTCGTGGATGGCATCGCTGCTTCGCCCAGCGCGCAGGACATCGAAACCTACGTGAAGACATCCGTCAATGTGGAGGACATCATCAAGAAGGTCGCCATCGATCTTATGGCCAAGGCCTATGAGGAAAAAGCCGGAATTGATGCCAAGGAGCACATGGGGCTGGGTCCCGCTTTGGTGCCTACGGAGATATACGAATCGTATCAACTCGGAAATGCCGTTCCCGGAGTTGAATTCCTCGGTTCCCAGAATGGGTCGAGCATCTATGCATTCAAAGGCAGGACGTACATCATGGGCAAAACGGCTTGAATTATCCAATCAACAAACACTAAAATTGAACATGAGCAATTACTGGAAGATCTCCAATACACAATCGGTGCCCACCAAGGTGGCCATCGCCACGGCGAGCAACGGGTCCATCGGGCTTATCCTTCAGCCGAACCAATTCTGCCTCTCTCTTGACCAGATGACCAAGATGGTCGATGCGCAGGAGAAGCGCGGCTTCATCGCCGTCGACCGTGCATACGCCAACGAGTACAACTTGGAGACAGGATTGGTGTTCGACGAGGGATATGTTCCCGAAGGTCACGCCAAGACGAAAGTGAACGAGTATAAGGCGGCGAACTGAGAAAACTCTCTTCATGACAACGTCGGGCCTTTCGGGGCCCGATTTGTTTTTGTTGTTGCCGGAACTATGTTGTTCCATATGAGCAACAAAATAAAGATATTGGTGTGCCCCTCGGATCGACAAGGTGTAGGATTCTGGAGATCCATATGGCCAACTCAACATTTGAAGCGTACGCACTCTGATGAGGTCGACATTCATTTGGATCTCAGCCCAAACACGGCAGACATCGATTATCTCTCCAAGTTCGACATCATCCATTTCCACCGAGCGCTCGGACCATACGATGGTTCTGAAGTATTGTTCTCAGAGCTGAGAAGACGTGGCGTGAAATTGGTGATGGACATCGATGACTATTGGATGCCGCCGCCAACACACCATCTGTATGCCATCATCATCGCCGACAAGATGGATAAACAGATCGAGAACAATCTACGTCTCGTGGATTGTGTCACCACGACGACCGACATCTTTGCCGAGGAGATCCGGAAGTTCAACCCCAATGTCGTGGTTCTGCCCAACGCCATCAATCGGGAAGAGTCAATGTGGGCATCCCAAACGGTTCCAGACCCATTGGGAAGAGTAAGGGTTGGATGGGCAGGAGGAAGTTCGCACAGTCATGACCTTATCAAACTCAAGGATTCCATGGCTCTTCTTTCGAATGATAACGGAATCCATGACAAGTTCCAATTCGTGATGTCTGGTTTTGATGTTCGAGGGTCCATCACCGAGATCAATGGGAGCGAACGTAGAGTGCGACCCATCCATAAGCATGAGACCATCTGGCTTGAATTCGAGAAGATCTTCACCAATGACTACGCGTTGATCGATGATCCGGAGTACAAGAAATGGCTCCTGAAGATCGAGAACAAGGATTATCCGAACATGTACGAGAAGAACTACGTGCGACGCTGGACGCTTCCCCTATCCCAATACGCCAAGCACTACGACTACTGCGACATCTGCTTGGCCCCGCTCGCGGAGACCTATGAGCATCGCGGACCTACGAATCCAAAGACCGGAGCTCCGGGGCCCATGTCCTATCGGGAACACACCTTCAATAAGGTAAAGAGCGAGATAAAGATCGTAGAGGCCGGAATGAAGAAAAAGACCCTCATTGCGCAGGATTTCGGCATCTACAGCGAGCTGATAGAGGACGGAGTGAACGGTATCCTCGTCAACAAGTCCGATGACAAGAAAGGTTGGTACAAGGCCATCAAGCGCCTGATCAACGACCCGGAGCTGCGCCAGAGCATGGCCGAAAACCTACATGAGATGGTCAAGGACCGCTATGACATCAATACGGTCAACGTCGCTCGCCTTGACTTCTACCGCTCGCTCGTAGGCGCCCACAAGGAAGCCGTCGCGCACGAATGAACATCCCCAAAACAAAGAAGGGCGCTCAATTGAGCGCCCTTCTTTGTTTTGGGATTGCGGAACTTAGATCCCGGACAACCGGGCCATTCTGCTGAGCTCCTTGGACAGGAGCGGGTTTGCTTTCTTGCCGAGACGATCCACACCTTCGTTCACCAAGGCGGTGCCACGAACGCTATGTTGTTCTCCTGCCTCATCGACAGCGACCTCATCGATCTCGATCTCGTCTTCTTCCTTTTCTTCTTCCGGAGCATCTTCGGTGGCTGCGTCTTCAGCAGGAGCCTCTTCGGTCTCCGCGTCATCACCCAGTTCGATAGCAGGCTCGTCCGTCACGTCATCGGTAACTTCCATGTCGTCCATTCCGGCGCCCACGGCTCCGTCCAGCTTCATGTCCAGTTCACGTCCAATGGCGGCCATCTTGGCTTCGAAGGTCTCAGGAGCCATTTCGGCATCCAAACCACCTTCCAAGTCAGCGTCCATGTCGCCATCCAGCTCAACGGTGTCATCCGATGGGAATTCGTCGGTCATCGGGTCCTCTTCCTTCAGGTGGGTTCCCTTCTTTTCGAACTTGGCGACCGGGGTACCTTTCTCGTACCACTCCTCGCCGGAGGCTGTTCCGCCCACTTCGACTTCGTCGAGTTTGGCCAGTTCCTCGTTCACAGCGGCCAAGCGCGCCTTGATCTGGTCGATCTTGCGGATCTTGGCGATCTCTTCATTGATCATCCTGTCGATATCCGCGACCTTGATCTTGTTGGTTTTGTTCGTCATGGGTGTTGGTTTAGATGGTAGGGTTCAATTGGGTCTTCAACTTTTCCAGCTCAAGACGAAGGGTTTCGTTCTCCTCCTTCAAGGCTTTCGCTTCGTCCAATGCGTCCACGACGGGCTCCTCCTTGAGGTCGTCCATGAGGCGTTTCACGTTCGAGAGGGCTTGTGGTTCCACAAAACCTGTCTTGGTGATGTTGCTGACGTCGTTCGGGGTTGCGAATCCGAATGAACCGACCATGCCTACCTCGTTCAGGGCGGCCAGTTCGGTATCGAATTTCTTCAGTTCCTCGAAGATCTCTCGTTTGCGCTTGATCGCCTTCGCTTCAGCGATGATGGCTTCCTGCACAAGGCTTGGGCTGATTTTCTTCATGATGGGTTACTTTCTTGGGTGCGCTCTTTACGCACATCCATAAATAACAGGAAAAACCAGAAATGCCTTTTTGATCCTATCGGGAAGAAAAAATATCTTCCGTCGTTGGATGTGATTTCTCTTGGTTTAGCTTTGTGCGAGCATATTTATTGTTCTACGCACCCTTCATGGACAACATCTTCACCGGCACGTTGGACAACTTCAAGGAGCTGGTAGGTACGCAGGACAAGGTCATTATAGTGGATTTCTATGCCGAATGGTGCGGACCGTGCCGTGGACTGAGCGTCGCGATAGATGCGGTGGCCGAGAAATACGGGGAGATCATGGTGATCAAGGTGGACGTCGATAAGAACGGGGAGCTCGGCCGGTCCGCTCCTTACAACGTAAAGGGTATTCCCCAGATGTTCTTCATCAAGAACGGGGAGGTCATGGAAAAGACCGTGGGCCTGCAATCCATCGAGCGGATCAGCTCATTGATCGATCCGTTGCTGAACTGATTGGATTCTATTTCTTCTTTTTCCTATCTTTGCGTCCTGACGGACCCGAATGATAAGGCATATCCTTTTCTCTTCCAACGAAGCGTTCAAGCTCAATGAATTCGTTCTACGCGCCGAACGTTATATGCCCGCACCATTCGACCTGATCATCGATTGCAAGGGCAATGATGTATCGGAGGCGGCGTACGACAAGGTCATTTCGGAGTTGTACCTCGAAGATCGTTTCGGTTCCATCCAGAAAATGGACGGTGGATCGATAGCTGACGCGGTGAACGACGTCATGGAGGGATACGACCCGGAAGACATCGTATGTCTCATCACAACCGATGAGATGCTTGTGGATGTCGTGGATGAAAACGCCATCGAGGAGGCGTTCAAGGAGAAGATGCTTATGGCGTTCTCCCTACGGTTGGGAAAGAACATCACCAAGAACAGCATGGTCGGAATGGCCAATTTGGTGGTTCCTGTCCGGGAAGACGACACCATCATGGTGTGGGATTGGGACAAGCACTACGTGGACTTCTCCGGACCGTTGTCGGTCCATGGTCATTACTTCCGGGTCAAGGAGATCGCTCGAATGATCAAAAGGGCGGGCGGAAGTTCCTACGACGAACTGGAGGAGAACCTTCAGGTGTTCATGAACTTCCCCAAGAAACTCATGGCGTCCTTTGTCCAGAACAAGGCCTATTCGATCGATCCACTCCTGCATGGGACCCATCGTGAAGATGTGAGCCGAGCGGCCGAGAAGCGCCTTCTGGACAACAATCCCGTTGCCATCGAGGTATCGGGCGAACACAACGAAATCCATTTCAATCCATTCTTGGAGCTCATGTCGGAACTATATGCATGGCAACGAAGTCCCATTTTGTTCAAATTCCCCGCTCGTGGTCGTCGAGATAAGCTTTTGACGACCCTCAAGGCTTACCATGAACATCTGATCAACAAAGAGGATTTTCAATTCCTCATCAGCATCGATGAGGACGACTTGGAACTCAACAACGACGAGACAAGGGCGGCGCTGGAGGCCAACAAGAACACAAAGGTCGTGGTGGGACCATCCATCGGAAAGATCGGAGCGGTGAACCGCGATATGGACCAAGCTGCACCGTGGGATATCGTGGTGCTCCTGAGCGACGACATGATCCCGAAGATCAAAGGCTTCGACATGCTCATCCGCAAGGACATGCACAAGGCGTTCCCGGACGGTGACGGTGTATTGTGGTACAACGACGGGCATCAGGGAGACAAACTCAATACGTTGTGCATCCTCGGGAAGAAGTACTACGACCGCTTCGGCTGGATCTACTATCCCGGATATAAGAGCCTCTTTTCGGATAATGAATTCATGGAGACCTCCCAGCGTCTGGGGCGGGTGAAGTACAACTCGCTCTGCATCATCGAGCATCAACATTGGGTCTGGGGATACGGCGCCATGGACGACCTGTATATCGAGAACGAGAAGTACTTCAAAGAGGATAGCGAGCTGTTCCAAAAGCGCATGGCGGAAAACTTTGGACTTACAGCATGAACATGTGGCCGCCATTTTTTGTCGACCCCTATCAAGATGATATGACTCCGGATACGCCGCAGAACAATATTCGAAATACAGTGAAAATGGAAAAGCTTGATGTATCAAAGGTCTTCGTGACCCATTGGGATGCGCTCACCGAAAGAAGAGCGTTCATGGAGGGCCAACTCCAAAAGAGCGGCATAAAGGACGTGGAATGGGTGACCTCCTTCCCGGTCCCGGAACTGGACAATGAGGAGTTGATCGCGAAGTACCCTGTTGTCTTCGCCCGAGGAAAGATGGACGCCCGCCTGAGTCCTCCTGTGACCTCTCTTCTTCTCAAGCATTGTTATGTCATCGAGGAGATGGTAAAGCACCAATATGAGTCCGCGCTCATCTTGGAGGACGACGCCATCCTCGCCAGCAACTTCGCCTCCAAGTTCAACCTCTATAAAAGCCAGCTTCCGGAGGAGTGGGACCTTTTGTGGGTGGGCACCTGTTGCAATATACATGCGCCCTATCAGCGAGGTAGCAACATCTATGAAGGAGATAGGTCGAGGTGTACCCATTGCTTTTTGATAAGCCTCAAGTGCGCCCAGAAAATACATGATGACATGTATTCCATCGATATGCCAATCGATTGGTATTATAATGCAATGATCAAGAGGCATTCTCTTCGGAACTATTGGGCCGAGCCTCCATTGTCGATGCAGAGCAAGTCATTCAAAACCACCCTGCAACTATGAGCATCAAGATAGCCTTCTTGGACTTCTGGGGCGACTTCGATCCTCACAACAATTTCTTCAAAGACCTGTTGGCATCCATATCGGATGTTGAGGTAACGGATCCGCATGCCTGCGACGTGCTTTTCTTCTCGTGTTTCGGTCAACAAAATCTGGCCTATCGTAACAAGAAGCGCATCTACTTTACGGGCGAGAACCTTCGTCCGAGCTACGACGTTGATCGGGTGGACCACCGTGGATTCCGCTCGGACAAATGCGATTATTCCCTCTCCTTCGACTTCAGCGAAGACCCACGCAACATCCGTCTTCCGTTGTGGATGCTCCAGATCGACTGGTTCAACAAGAAGGGTTACGTCAATCCGAAATTCGTGATGCCGTACGATCAGCTCCACGACAATCTTCTGATGCGGAGGGAGCGTACGGAATTCTGCTCCTTCGTCTACAACAATGACGCTCCGCATCGCAAGGAGATCGTACAGGAGCTGTCCCGCTACAAGAAAGTGGATTGCTTCGGGAAGCCGCACGGCAATTGGTTCTACGGCGAAGACAACAAGCTTGCCACTTTGTCGAGGTACAAGTTCAACATCTGTTTCGAGAACTCCATCCATCCGGGCTATTACACCGAGAAGCCGATCCATGCGAAGTACGCCGGGTGCGTTCCGGTCTATTGGTCCGACGCCGACATGGGCATCGACTTCAATGCTGCGGCATACTTGAACCTGAACGACTTTGCTGGCATTAAGGAGCTATGCGAACGGATTGTCGAGTTGGACCAAGACGACCAGCAATACGAAGCGCTGCGTTCCCGACCGATGTTCACGCTGCAACAGGACCCCAAGCATTTGCTTGATGCAATTGTCGATCAACTAAAGCCCATTCTGACATGAAGACGGCATTGATCACAGGTTCAGCGGGGCTCATTGGCTCCCAAGCGTGTCGTTTCTTCCACGATAGGGGCTATCGCATCATCGGTATCGACAACAACATGCGTGCCTACTTCTTCGGAGAGGAAGCATCCACCATGGCCTCGCGCAACGGATTGGAGGCCTCCCTGTCGAACTACCAACACTACGTCACCGACATCCGCGACCACGCTTCCTTGGAACGATTGTTCCGGGCGTATTCCTCGGACATCGACATCATCATCCATACCGCCGCGCAGCCATCGCACGACTGGGCCGCCAAGGAACCATTGACGGACTTCAGCGTCAACGCCACAGGCACCATGAACCTGTTGGAGTTGACCCGACTGCACTGCCCCAAGGCCACCTTCATCTTCACCTCCACCAACAAGGTGTACGGCGATCGACCGAACTATCTGGAGCTAGTAGAAATGGAGAAACGCTGGGAGCTTGACCATGAGCTCCACGAGTTGTCATCGCATCTGGAGGGCGCCAGCATCAATGGCATCGATGAGCGCATGTCCATTGACCGCATCACCCACTCGGTGTTCGGGGCCTCCAAGGTGGCCGCTGACATCATGTGCCAAGAGTACGGGAGGTACTTCGGGATGAACGTTGGCGTGTTCCGGGGCGGATGCCTCACGGGCCCCAACCATGCCGGAACGGAGCTTCACGGCTTCCTGTCGTATTTGGTGAAATGCATCGTCCACGACAAGCCGTACACGATATTCGGGTACAAGGGCAAGCAGGTTCGCGATAACATCCACAGCGCCGATCTGATCGCCATGTTTTGGGAGTTCCACAAGAACCCGAGGCCGGGCGCCGTATACAATGCTGGAGGCGGAAGGGAGAATTCCACGTCCATTCTGGAGGCCATCGATTCGATCAATGAAATCGCCGGAACACAGTGGAGCAACTACACGGTCTCGAAGGACAACCGTATCGGAGATCACATCTGGTACATCAGCGACCTGACGCGCTTCAAGCTGGACTACCCGAAGTGGAGAATGAACATCAACCTGAAGGAGACCATCAAGCAAATGGTGGAAGTTGAAAAAATAAGTACGAGATGATATATCCAAGACAAACCGACCTTCCATACCCGCAGCCTTGGGAGTTTGTTTATGAGAACTTCTTCAAAGACAAAAAAGATTTGTTTTATGTCGATGTTGGCGCGAATGACGGACTTTTGGTCTCAAATACAGCTTTTTTCGAACTTGACATGAACTGGATAGGCATATGTATAGAGCCTCATCCTCTTGCATTTTCAAAGCTGGAGACCAATAGAAAGTGTGTAAAATACAACTGTTGCATTAGCGATGAATCAACCACCTTGGAGTATAACAAGGTTTCTGGATATGCCGAAATGCTGAGCGGCATAAGATCCGTTCAGGACGATCAACACATGAGAAGGATAATGAGCGAAATACAAAAGCATGGTGGCACTCTTGAAGTGATCAATGTTGAGTCAAAGAGATTGGATGCCATCTTGAATGAAAACAACATACAACATGTCGACTACCTGTCGATAGACACAGAAGGCGCAGAAATGAAGGTGCTTTCAAGTTTGGACCTGACTGCTTTTGATATAAAAGTTATAAGTGCAGAGAATTCAGATACGAATGCAACTGTACGGGATTTCCTGAACTCAAAGGGGTATGACTTTATCACCAAAGTTTGTTCAGATGAAATCTTTGTAAAGCGAAATCCATGAAAATAGCATTCCACGATAACTCGATCAGTTTGAGAGGCACGACCGTTGCTGTTTTTGACTATGCCTATTGGACTAGGAAAATACTAGGCAATGAGTCCATAATATTGTACAACAAGAACCATTCAGCCAATTCACCTGATGTGTACAACAAGTTTGCAAAGGAATTCGACATATTTTCCTATGATAACGCGTCTGAAATAGACAGCATCCTTTCAAAGAATGGCTGTGATGTCTTTTTCATGGAAAAAGCAGGCAAACAAGATGGTGTGATATCGAATGTTTGTGAAAATTGGGTTCACGCCATCGGCATATGCAACAAAGGCAATATACATGGAGACAAGTTCGCCTTAGGTTCAAGGTGGCTTTCAAAAATTGTCAACTTTGACATACCGTATGTGCCATATATGGTCTCTCTTCCGGATCACGACGAGAACATGAGAGCGGAATTGAACATACCGGGTGACGCATTTGTATTTGGTAGGAATGGTGGTATTGAGACGTTTGATATTCCTTGGGTCAAACAGATGATAATTGAATCCCTAAGATTAAGGAATGATGTCTGGTATGTTTTTCAATTCACCGAACAGTTCGTTCAACATGAGCGGGTCATCCATCTGAATGGCAGTTCGGACCTGAACGCAAAAACCAAGTTTATCAATACGTGTGACGCCATGTTGCATGCCCGATCGGTTGGTGAATCCTTCGGCCTTTCTTGTGCAGAGTTCTCAATAAGAAACAAGCCAGTTGTAACTTGGCATGGCTCGCCAGAAAGGAGTCACATCGACATTCTTGGAGATACCGGGATATACTATAATGGCCAGAACGATTTGCTTGATATTCTCTTAAGCATGAAGAAAGAAGATGTGGCCAACAAGGATTGGAACTGCTATAAGGACTACTCACCTGAAATAGTGATTGAAAAATTCAAACAAGTTTACCTATGACGATAGAACATTATTTGCTTACAATGAGAAACAATGGATATGTTCCAAATTCTATTTTGGACATTGGGGCCAATGTTGGGCATCTTTCCATGTTCTGCAAAGGTTTGTGGCCAACGGCCAAAATCCTGATGATGGAAGGCAATGAAAATTGTGAACCAGATCTGCTGCAAACAGGGCTGGACTACAAAATATGTCTATTGGGAGATTCCAATAAGGAAGTTGAATTCTTTATGAACAAGAAGAACCCAAAATGCACTGGAGGGTCTTACTACAAGGAGGTGACACGACACTATTCAGACAGCGTTGTTATCACAAAACAACTTTCAAAACTCGATGATCTGGTCGATGACGGTTATGACATCATAAAAATAGACACTCAAGGATCTGAATTGGACATAATGAAGGGCGGCCCAAGAACCATATCAAATTCTCAATTTGTCATACTTGAGGTCGCAACAAAACAGTACAATCAAGGGTCGCCAATGTATGACGAGGTGGTATCATACATGACAAGTATCGGGTTTGACAATAGAGAAGAGATAGAGCGACACTATTGGATGGATGACGACTACGAAAACTTTAAGAAGGGAGACATTTTTCAAGTGGACATTGTCTTCAGCAGAAACAAAGCATGAAAGTCGCAGTTTGTTTATACGGCTATCCCAGACATGCTCAAATCGGAGCCAGATCTCTTGGGCACTTTTTTGATGGGATCGAACATGACTTCTTCATACATGCTTGGTACGATCCGAACGAATCAATTGCTTCACTTGATTCTACCCAAAATGAAATAAGCGGCCTATTCAAGCCAGTGGAATTTGTACTCCAAAAGCAATTGGAGTTCAAGAAGACATTTGATTTCCCGCATGACCTTAGCTGCCTAAAACCGGAACTGGTCAACCAGAACATTGGTGTTTCCACGTTTTTGTCCATGCTATATTCCATGAAGCAAGTCGGTGAGCTTCTTCAAAGATCACCCAATGACTATGAGCTTGTTGTACTGACGAGAACTGATGTTTTCTCTCATAATCAACTTAAAAATTACACCTTCAATTCGTATGATGAAATATACTCATCTTTTTGTCATGGCGGCATTTGGGATCTTAACAACGGAGGCGAGGCAATAGACACTAAAATGATATCATCAAATAGAAAGAATATGGAGTCACTGATGAACATTTATGAGTTCGTCGAAGACTACATAGCTTTTGATAAGATCAAAGTGTGCCATCATAGAATTCTTGCGCATCATCTGAAAAAAATGAATCAAAAGTTTCATATGATGTTTCCCGAAAGTGGAAATTGGTTTTACTTAAGAAGCAATGGTCTGTTACATGGAGAAAAATATGATTCTGACATATCGAATTATGCGAACGTCTTCAAATGAACATTTTATTTCCAATAGCAGGGGAGGGCAAAAGGTTTCAAAACCAATCCCACATCCCAAAGCCATTGATTGAGATCAATGGAAAGCCAATGTTGTGGTGGGCGATAAAGACGCTCAACTTGGAAGGCAACTATATTTTCGTTATCCTCAACTATCATGATGACTCTTTCAACGAAAAGATGTCACTTATCCTGAGTGAAGTCAAAAATGCCAAAATCATAAAGGTAGATCGACCAACAAAAGGTTCGGCCTTCACTTGTCTCTTAGCTGAAGAATACATAGACAATGATGACTCATTACTGGTGACGAATTGTGATCAATATCTGAATTGGAAATCAAAAGAGTTTCTTGAGTTCGTCAGCCAAGAGCATTTGGATGCATGCGTTTCCATATATGACCATGGAGACATAACAGTAGGAGAAAAAAGCCCTTACTGCTTCGTGGATATCGATGCAGATGGCAAAATAACGAAGTTCTGCGAGAAGCTCGCCATCTCGAAGCATTCGATGAATGGCATACATTACTGGCGGAAAGGAAAGGATTTTGTTGCTGGTTGTAAGAAAATGATCGAAGACAAGGTGACGGTGAATGGAGAATTCTACTTCTCCAGCAGCTTCAATTATTTGATTGAGGACAAGAAGAAAATACTACCTTTCTTTATGAGAAGACATGAGTACATATCACTCGGCACACCGGAAGACGTTCAAAATAACATTCAAAAGATAAGATGAGAATAGCTTTATGTGTTTCCGGGCAAATGAGAACTTTTGACAATCCGGGGATAATCGATTTGAACAGAAAACTGGTGAAACAATTTTCATGTGATGTTTTTATATCCACATGGAGCAATAGAGGCGTATCATTGTGGAGTCAAGTGGCGTTGCCAAATTTGAAGAATTTACATGACGTTTCGTTGATTGACCCAATCACAGAGAACATGATACTCAATTCATTTGACAATGTTAAATCTATTGAGATTGAAAATTATGACGATTTTACCAACCAAATTGAAAGTGTTCGCGTCAAAAACTTGCTGAATGGTGACACAAAATCAATGTTCAATAGCAAGGTGACAAGTTATCCTGAAATGTACAAAGTATACAAGGCAAATCGTTTGAAAAAAAACCATGAGGATGTTGGACAATTCAAGTATGATGTTGTAATAAGAACTCGACCGGATGTGGCGCACATCAACACCGACATCGATGTTCACTTTCATGATTTGAATGACTCCATATATCACATGAATACCGACTTGACTTTCTTCCAATTGCCAAGGATATACTCTATTTTCTTTTTTGGGAACTCAAAAACCATGGATGTCATCTCTGATTCCTACAGCGTTTTTCTTGAATTGGCTGACATGGATTCATGCAATCACCTGACTCAATTTGATTCGCCCAGATTGTTCTATAATCAATGCACAAAAAATGGCATAGTCGTAAAGACAATACAGAAAACCGTTGGAGATGTGTTCAGAATGGAAGAAGATTTGGATGAGTATGTTTCAAGATTCAAATGACTCAGTCACCATGAGAAAGTTGTTCATGTCCTTTGCGGATTATCGCTATCAATCAAAGCAGGCGGATCTATCAAGGTCGGCGCAGGCCTATTTTCATACTGTTTATTCTTTTGGCCCGAATGACATTGATCCTGATTTCTTTGAAGAGAACAAGTCAATTCTTATCCATCCAAAAGGGGCTGGGTACTGGGTGTGGAAGCCTTATTTCTTGCTCAAATGCTTTGAAAGCATGAGTGATGGAGACGTTCTATTCTATGCAGATGCTGGCAATACCATAGTTAATGACTTCCGTCCACTTTTCGATCTATTGGAAAGTACGCCCACAAAAACGCTGCTGTTCTTTAATCGCGGCGAAAATGACAAGGCATTTACCAATAGGTGGTATACCAAATACGACTGCTTTCATTTAATGGATTGTTTAGGCGAAGAGTTCTTTGATGGTGATCATGCGGATGCCGCCTATCAAGTTTATGAAAAGAACGAGTTCAATAAGAACTTCTTGGAGGAATACTTGAAGTACTGCCTGAATTGGCAAATAATATCAGATTCAAAGAGCATACATGGACAAGAATTCCAAGACTATCGTGATCATAGGCATGACCAGTCAGTTTTATCCAATCTTGCAATAAAGTACAAAATTCACTTACACCCTCAGCCTGATCAATACGGCATTAAGGATTACCTGAACGTTTTTGACCACCATAGATAAAATACACTGAAGCATGAATACAAGAACAACTTGCGTCATATGCCAGCACGATATATTGCGCGAATTCCATAAGCTGAATTCAATGCCAGTTTTCATGGGAACTGTACCCAGTGAGATGGAATACAAGTTTCAAGAAATGTCCTTTGTCGAATGTCTTTCTTGTGGAGAAATTCAACTTGGATCATATCCCAGCATATCTGACCTCTACCTAAGAAACCACAATGTTGATGTGGTTGGACAGCTATGGAATTCACACTTCGACTCATTCGCGAACTTTATCGGAAACGTTGAGAACAAAAGGGTTCTGGAAATAAGCGACCCCAGCGCTAAGGTTGCCAAAAAATGCAGCAAGTTCAAAAAGTGGACCATAGTAGAGATGAACCCATTTTTTGAAACCACCGACAACATAGATGTGATAAAGGGCTATTTCTCGTATGATCTCTCAATCGACATTGATGTCGATATAATAGTCCATTCGCACTTTTTCGAGCACTCGCTTGATCCCAACCGCGACCTTAAGAAGATGTGGGAAACCCTTCCTGAGGATGGTGAAATGTTTTTTTCGATACCAGACATCCCATCTTTGATCGAACATTCCAATTCGCCAACCGCTTTGAACTTTGAACACACCTACTACTATGATCTGGAACTGTTATCCTTCCTTCTTGAAAGGAATGGATTTCAAGTGGTCAGAGTAGATGGTTTTAAGAGCCATTCCATATTCATACATGTAAAAAAACTGCCACATCCCATGCCGCAAACAAGCATTGGTTACAGGGATAGGAAAAAAATATTCATAGATTGCTTTGTATTTCACAAAAATAGTATAACTTGCATTAACAATGCTTTAGAGAAACAAGAAAACACGTTCATATACGGGTCACACGTAACAAGCCAGTTTTACATGTTCAATGGACTGAACATAAGTCTTGTCGGAGTTCTGGATAGGTCAAACTCAAAAAACAGCGAACTTCTATACGGCACAAATCTGAGAACGTTTTATCCAGAAGAATTGCGAAACCACAATGAACCCAATGTCATAGTTTCTCATTCAAGCATCTACAAAAATGAGATCATAGACGACATAAGGTCCTTCGCTGGCGATAAGGTCAAATTCTTCTAACAAAAACAAAGTGAAAATGAACAAAGTAGACCAAGTAATACAAGACATTAAAAATGGCAAACCCGTCATCATAGTTGATGATTATGACCGAGAGTTTGAAGGGGACATCATGCTCGCAGCAGAGATGGCAGATAAGTACAATCTCATTTTCTCTATGAGGCACGCCAAAGGCCTTATGTGTCTCCCTTGCTTGCAGGAGCGTTGTGATCGATTGGATATCCCCATGATGAGAACAAACAACAATGACAAATTTGGTACGCCATTTACAGTATCAATTGATGCCATTGAAGATACGACCACGGGTATGTCTGTTTTTGACAGACTGAAGACCATATCTGTTTTTCTTGATGAAAGCTCAAGCCCGAAACAGCTTGCTCAGCCCGGACACTTATTTCCACTTCGAGCAAGACCCGGACTCCTGAAAGAGAGAAGGGGACATACGGAAGGCTCAATTGAATTGTGCCTGCTATCCGGGCTAAAACCTGTAGCGGTCATAATCGAGATTATGAACGAAGATGGAACCATGATCAAAGGCGAGCAGCTTGAGGACTTCTCCAAGATATACAACTTGAGCATAATCTCAATAGAAGAGATCCATAATGCAGTTTATAACAAGGGCCTATAACAGCTTTGAAATTGATAGCTCCAACCTATCAGTTGTCATCAAGAGGTCAAAGGAAACCAGACTCCTTGAGGAAATAGGCTATTATGATAACTTGCCAAAAGAGTTGGCCCCATTCTTCCCAAGGCATTTCCATTCGGATAAAATCGGGCCAGAGTTTCGCCTTGGCTTAGAATATTATGCATATCAAAATGTTGGCAACAAAATGATATCGCATGAATATGATGATGAGTTCTGGAATTCATTTTTCAACATCATAGGGAAGTATTTCAAAGCTTACAAGTCCATTACTGAGTCGCCCAAAAATGAGAATGATTGCAGGATGATGTTCATTGATAAGACCGAAAAAGAATACCAGTCCTTGGTAGACAATTTCATGTTCTTCGGCGAATTGACCTCTCATGACACCATCAATCTAAATGGCAGAAAGCTGCGATCATTTTCTCATGTCTGGCCCAAGGTAAGGTCATACATCGATGGGAGTTGTCTTTCGGAAAAAACGTACTTGATACATGGAGACCTTTGCTTCAGCAACATTCTATTTGGACAGAACCCAATAAACAATGATGTGATAATCAAGCTTATTGACCCAAGGGGCTCCTTCGGCGGTTCAATGCTGGGGGATATGTACTATGACCTTGCAAAGCTTTCACACTCTTCCAGCGGTGGTTATGAATACTTCATAAACGATAGTTTTGAAGTAAAAAGCGACGGGAACAAGTGTACTTTGTCTTATGATAACGACAACAAAGACAGAGTGAACGACCTGTTCATCAAATTTGTGGAAGACAATGAGTTTGACATGAAAAAGATCAAGACCCTAGAGGGGGCTATTTTTATTGGAATGTGCGCCAGACATTATGATTCACCAGAAAGACAGAAAGCAATGTTTTTGACTGGCCTGAGAATTCTAAATGATATCTATGAAACAGTTTAGGTATTGCTTCGATCTGGATGGTACAATATGCGAAACCAAATCACTTGGACAAAGCTATGCAGATGTCAACCCTCTTCCCGGCGCAGTAGAAACACTGAAAAAACTAAGAACCCAAGGGCACTACATAATAATTCTCACCGCGAGGAACATGTCAACCTATGACAATAATTTGGGAAAAGTCATTGCAAATCAGGCGCCAATTGTCCTAGATTGGCTGAGAAAATACGAAATCCCATATGATGAGTTGTTGTTCGGAAAGCCGAATGCGGACTTCTTCATTGATGATAAAGGGGTTCAATTCACCAACTGGAATGAGCTAAACCAAAAACTGCTTATAGATGAGAAAATTTCTAATTGATACAGCCAATCAGGACTACATACGAAACCTTTGGAAATCCTTAAACGGCACCGTTGATAACAAGCTTGTTCAAGGAATAACAACCAATCCAAATGCGTTTTTCAAAACGAACGAATTGCACCTGAAGGACTGGGAGAAATCTCTCCCGAAGCTTTGTGAAATTGTATCAGAGATAAGACAGGACGACGCTGGATATGTGCATATTCAAGCTCCGAATTCATCCATGAATGGAGATGCTATGTTGAGATATGCCGAGCATGTCCATAAACTAACCGATGGAAATACCAAGATCGCCATAAAAATTCCACCATTTGTTCGAGCGCTGAAAGCGGTAGACCAACTAAGGGAAATGGTCAAGATCAACGTCACTGGAATAGCAGACTGCTCAACTGCTTTGAAATGCATCACGTATGGTGTTGACTTTGTCAGTATCATACCCGGAAGAATGGAGGAGGTCGGGATAGATGCCAAAAAGCAGATATCCTTCATCCTGCAATCATGCAGGAAGAATTCTGAAATAATCACAGGGTCTATGAGAACAATAGACGGATTGATATGGGTTTTTCAGTATGATACCATACCCACGATTGGGGAGAAGGTTTGGAATATTCTACTGGAAAACAACAACCTTCAAAAAGTCATTGACATTGACTATAGCATGGCGCACGATGATAGTGAATTTTCTCCAGAGATCAATGAGTTGAATTCCAACCTGTCAAATTCCTTTTTCCAACAAATGGATGAATGTGGGAGAACGTGTTTTGAAGACTGGAAAAAATCATCATAAAGCTCATTTAACATGTTGGGCGTACAAGCAGGCAATGAAGCCATAAAGAACCTGATCCGGTCAGGAAAGCCATTCCTCGTGAACCGCATGCGGTCCGAGGTGGATGTCATTTTCAAATCCATCAAAGGTCTCCCTCTGAACAAGGAGAACCACGATGACCTGTACATCAAATGCGGCGTATACCCCTATGGGGACATGGAGCAAATTGGGCCCTTCATCCGGGAGACCATCACCTCGATGAACTTGGCCGACGCATGGGGCTATTGCACATTCTACTGCCCCTATCAGGACTGGCTCATCAAGAACGTATCCCGGACCCAATGCGTGTTCGACTTCGTTGCCCTTGAGCCGATCTACCATGAAGTACCATGGACCCTTGAGCTTGCAGGTAAGAAAGTGCTCATCGTCCATCCTTATGTGGATACAATGAAACGGCAGGAATCGAAGCTTCTGGAGATCGCAGGCGGCAAGGAACAGTTCAGGGACGTGGAGTTCAAGTACATCAAGGCGGTGCAGTCGATGACCGGAAATGCCCCGCACGGGTCGTGGAGCGAATCCTACCAAACAATGAAGGATGAGATCGCCGACGCAGACTTCGACGTGGCCCTTCTGGGGTGCGGCGGATACGGCATGCCACTGAGCGGATACATCAAGTCCATCGGCAAGAGCGCTGTGTACATCGGAGGCGGGCTTCAATTGATCTTCGGCATCAAAGGGAAGCGATGGGACGACTCGGACATGTCCAAACATTACAACGAACACTGGGTGCGCCCCTCCGTGGAAGAAACCCCGGAGAACTACATGCTCCACGAAAACGGAGCGTATTTTTGATGAAGCTCCTCTGCTATTTCACCCCGTCCCACAAGGACATGTTCGAGGGCTTCCTCAAACGAAGCTGCGACCTATTTGGGGAGCATGAGATTATCGCCTTCATGGACCAAGAGCAGTTGTCCGACGACGGCTCATTCTACAGCAAGGGATTCCACGAGACGGTGGTCAAGAAGATGGATTTCATTCTTGGTTCCAACGCGTGGGATGACACGGAGCATTTCATCTTTTCGGATGCTGACGTCATTTTCACGGCGCCCACCCAAGAGTACTTTCTGGAGCAGATCGCCGAGCATGACATCGTGTTCCAAAGCGACCAGACCACTTACAACAGCGGGCTGTACGTGTTCCGCAATAACTCCAAGGTCAAGGCGATGTTCGAAGAGGCGGTCCGCGTAAAGGACCAACACTTCGGGGACCAGTTGTGCATCGATGCTGCCCTGCGCGCCGTTCCGCTCAAGTGCAAGGCGTTTGACAAGACCATCTTCAACATCTCCTTCTACATGGGAGGAAGTCTTTGGGACAACGCCAGCACCATTCATTTCCCCAAGCACATGCGAGCCTACCATGCCAACTTCATCGTCGGTGTGGACAACAAGATAAAAGCGCTGACCCAAGCCCATGACCGATTCGTTGCGCCCAAGCTCAGCCACGCATAAGTACCCGTTCTACCACGAGGGGCTTTACTTGGAGGAATACTTCCACCGCCATCGGAAGCGCCATGACGGGCGGCAATACATCGATGCGTTCTGGACCAACATCTACTCCAACCGCTCCTTTGCTGGCATCCATAGCGTGGATGTGCAATCGGAGCTCGACAAGCTGGACCCGAACGGGCGATATTTCACCGTATGCCAGAACGACGACGGGGTCTTGGAACGCCTGCCAAAGGACACGCTGAAGTTCTGCGCCGGAGGCAACAACGTCGATGATGCCACCATCCCCATTCCTCTATTGGCGTCGCCCATTCCCGGCATTGACCTTTCCCGGGAGAAGGACCTGCTGGCGAGCTTCGTCGGAAGCAACACCCATCCTTTGCGTGCTGAGATGCACAAGACACTTCGTGGTCGTCCGGGATTTTCGGTACAGATGAAGAATTGGTCCCTTGAACTTCCGGACGCTTCCGCAAGGCAGTTCATGGACCTGTCATCTCGCTCGAAGTTCATGCTCGCCCCGAGAGGATATGGAAGGACGAGTTTTCGTCTCTACGAGGCCTTCCAGTTCGATTGCATTCCCGTGTATATCAGCGATTCGATGTTCCTTCCTTATTCTGATGTCATAAATTGGAATGATTTTACTATATTGATAACTCCCGATAGAATCGGGGACATAGAGAATATCCTTAATGCTTCATTGACGAATGGTGAATATGACAGGATATTGAACAACGTCAAACAAAACAAACATCTGTTTACCATGGAGTACATGGTCGAATATATCGAAAGCAAAACAACATGAGAACATTAGGCATTTCCATCGACGGCGTCATTCGGGACTTCAACTCCCAGTTCCATAAGACCTACGTCAAGACGTTCATCCATAACGATTCGCTCGTCGCCGCCAATATCCCTTCACATGCCGAAGCGCGCATGAACGGCTTGGGAGATGGAGACTTCGTGGCACAAGAGACCACCGAAAGTGACGAACTCATGGTGCAGCAGGCTGTTGAGAAAAAGGAAAAGGACCTGATCTCCCTACCCGTCAACAGCGACGACTTGCTCAACCACTATCGCTTCGAAGAGGGGAAGATGGATTTCATTACCACGGCAGATGGGAAGGAACCCGATAAGATCATCACGCCGAAGGATGCCTTGAACAAATTCATCTTCGAGGATTATCCGTTCCAGATCTTCGGCATGGCCTCCGAATACGATGGTGCCAATGAAATGGTGAACCGCATCCAAGGCTACGGCCGTCAGAAGGAATTCTTCAACGTCGTTCTTCTGTCATCCGCGCAGAAACAGGCCATTCCCGCTACTTACAACTTTTTGGCGCGTTGCCATTCACGCGCCAAGTCGGTCGTATTCGTGGAGCGTGAAGAAGACAAGTGGGACCACTGCGACGTGCTCATTGATGCGAATCCACGCGCCATCCAAGCGGTGCCAACGGACAAGTTCGTCATCCGCATTTTGCGCGACTGGAACCAATATGACGACATCGAGTACACTTATTCCAATCTGAAGGAGGTGCTCAGTTCCGGCGTTCTGGACAAGCTGTTCAAGTGAGTCGATAACCTCATATCCATTTCTGGAATGGGCGACAATATTGTCGCCCATTTTCTTTTTGCACAAAACTCCCTTTGTTTTCGGTAGCCTCCCATTCTATGTTTATTCAAAGCGATAATAGCATGGCAGAGAACATGGAAACTACCGAAGCGGTGATGGACGCCCCGACCGGGAATCTATCCCACAACGCGTTCATCGATCAGGTGATCGACAAGATCAAGAACAACGATTTCACCGTCCACTTCTATTCCCCGGCGATGAACACGCCAAGTGGTGGCATCGGTGTATTGCTGCGTCTGGCCCGCGCCCTGAAGGACAATGGACATAGGGTAAAGGTGTGGTATGAGCCACGGTTCGACCAAAAGGCGAGCATGGATGCCTCAACAAAGGCCAAGAAGCGCATCGACCTGTTCGACCAGTTCCATCCGAACTGGGTGGACTTCAACATCTCGGACATCGACTTCGTCCCGCTGGGTGATTCGAAGATCAATTTCGTGAATGGAGAGTCGCAGGAAGCGACGCCGTTGAAAGTGGACACACAGGACATGTTCTTCATCCCTGAGGGTTTCCCCAATATCATGGAAAAGACGGCGGGTGTGACGTGCAAACGCATTGTGCTGGCCCAAAGCTGGCTCTACGTCCTGTCGGGCATGCAGAACGGTCAGACGTGGCAGAATTTCGGCATCAAGGATGTTGTGAGCGTTTCGGACGCCATCACCGAATACTTGGATACGGTAATGCCGGGTCTTTCCATCAAGCAGTTGAAACAAGGGATCAACCGGGAGATCTTCCATCCCCCCACCAAGCGGTCGGAAAAGTATCCATGTATCGGCTTTGTCAATGGACGTGATTCCATCTCGCAATTGAAGCTGATCAACATGATCAAGATGTTCTCTTTGGCCTGCCCTCATTTCCGTTGGGTGAAGTTCATCGAGCTATCCAACCTGAGCCGCGAGGAGTTCGCAGAGCGCATCCGTTCCTGCGCATTCGTGCTCTACGCCGATGACGTGGCTGGCTTCGGCACACTACCTCTTGAGGCCATGGCCTGCGGAACGCACGTGATCGGATGGGCCGCCTTCGGTAGCAAAGAATACGTACAGAAGGACAATGGCTTCTGGTGCAACAACGGCGACGTGTTCCAGATGGCGGAAATGCTCGGCATTGCGCTGGACAAGTGGTTGAGCGGTGAGATGGACCTTGAAGACACGCAGGAAACCTATGAGGAAGTCCTCAGCAGGTATACCGTGGAGGGAGAAAAAAGTCGCATTACCGAGATCGTAGAAGAATATAAAACAGAAAGAACACATGAACTTGAAAGAGCTAAAAAACAGTGACGTTCTGGTGGGCATGTTCGTAAAGAACGTGGTCCACGAAAGCATGCTGCACGAATCGCTGTACAGCATTGCCATGCAGCACCTTCCCGTCAATTTGATCATTCTTCATTCGGGTCTTTCCGAAACGGAACTGGACAAATTGAAGGCCATCGCCAAAGAGCCTACAGTTCGTATGAAAACGAACAAGAAGATCAAGGTGAAGAACGAGGATGGCACGGAGACCGAACGGGACGAGATCGTCACGGAGAGTGCAGGTGGTTCATTGAACTACGTCATCCAACAAGTGGAAGTGAACAGCTTCCCGGATGTCTTCAACATCGTATTCCAGACGGCCGTCGAGCATGGGTATAAGATCATGTCGGTGACCGAACCGGAGGACGTATACTCTCTGCGCTGGTTCGAGCTGGTGGATGAATGGCATAAGGAAAATCCCGAGATTTCCATGTTCCTTCCGCTGATCAAGCACATGAATTTCGGTACGTTCCAAGGATTCATGAACGAATCGTGCTGGGCCGAGGGCATGGCGGAAGAAGTCGGTAAATACGACAACAACCTGTTGTTGAAATTCAACTTCGCCGCACATCCGCTGGGAGCCGCCATGGTCGTCCCAAACATGATGAAGGAAACCGGCGCATACGAACATCGTGGTGACCTGACGTATCCGATGAAGAGCAGCATCAAACTGTTCAACTACTACGAGTTCTTCCTGCGATCGGCATACAATGACATCAAGATGATGAACATCCCGAGGATCGGTTACGAAATGCGGGTCATCGATATCGCCTCATACGATGCGCGGTCCAGCAAGATCCCGACCACACTTCTGAGCTTGCCTTCCGACAAGGGTGGCATCACCGCAGGGGAGGCGCAGTTCTGGGCGAAGTATGCGACGGACGCCTACTTCATGGAAGAGGATGATAAAACAGTCACCTATGAACATAGCATCTGATGTCTCCACCGGGAATACCATCGTGCCCATCGTGGAGGTCAAAAAGAAGCAAAAGATCTACTGGACTGAGGACACGGAAGCCGCTATAAAGGAGTTCTTGTCCCTTGACTCGAAACACCTTCAAGGGAAGTATGATGCTTACGTAAAGGCTCAGACCGAATCGGGAACCCATGACCCGACGATCGATGACGGCTATGCCGCAGAGCTACAGTCGAACATTCGAAAGAGCTCAACGGAAAAGGCCAAACTTCGAAAGGAGGAGATATTCCGTAGCAGGATACGTACGCCGCTCAATTTGTTGATCGAGAACATCATCTTCAACTTCAAACTGTTCCGGCACGATGTCGGGGTCAAAACGCTGCACAACGACTGCATGTCACATGTGTACGAGAAGTTCTACAAGTTCGACCCCGAGAGGAACACCAAGTCGTTCTCTTACTTCGGGACCATTGCCAAACATTATCTTCAGAACCAGAAAAAGGACCTTGATAGCCTGAAGTCCATCAACCTGAACTATGACGACCATGTGGAAGAGGTTGATTCCTTGGACGGAGACGACGATAATGAAACACAGGCTTCCGATGAAATGCTTGATCTGTTCAATCACATGATCACGGCGTTCGAAAAGAACATGAGCAACAAGGCTTTGAACGATAACGACAAGAAAGTGTTGGATTCCATTCTGGAGCTCTTCAAGGGCCACGGTAGCGGAAGCGACGAAAACCAGAAGGACGGAAAAGGCAAGGTGTTGGCGAACAACTGGAGAAAGAACCACGGAAATGACCTGCTCGACGAAAGCAAGTACAGCAAAGGGAACATCCTTGACTTCATTGCCGATCGATCCAAGTTGACCAAGGACGAAATGAGCAAAAGCCTCACCAAGTTGCGCAATCTGTACAAGGAAAAAAGGAAAGACTTCTATAACCGCCCACCGAAACATTGACTCTCGAAGAAAAGAAAGAGATCTTCAGGCATCTATTGGGCCTGATATTCTTCGATGACTGTCAGGACATCGGGGATGAACGCATCATTAGCTTCTACTTCTATCTTCTCGACAGTCTTGAAACGACGTCAGAGGTCCACATCTCCAAGGAGAACGACGACTTCTTCGTGGTGGAATCGGTGGTAAGATTGTTGTCGGATTTCCACAATCTCGACGATTCGGTCCTTCTGCACATCGCCAAGGGGCATGACAATTTCAAGGAGGCCCTCATGGAGCAGACCGGAATGCCACCGGAGTTCGTGGATGAGGCCATCGAGCGTTTGCTGGGGGATTTCCAAGACATCAAGAACGGCTACCTCTTCATCGAATAATGGCCGATCTCTATTTATGGGAAATAGAGAAACATGAAAGACGACGCGGATTACAAGAATTCCTTTCCCAAGATCGATGTTGATCAGGAGGCCATCCTGAAAATGTTGACGAAGGTGGCGGCATTCAAAATGGAAGAGCGGGACCTTGCGTTGGACCGCTTCAAACGTTGTAACGAGGACATGGAGGATGACGCCTTCTGGCTGCAAGGCAAAACCGCCATCATGTATCTGGATTCCGCCTCAAAGGCATCCAACTATCTGGGCGACCTAGGACAGAACATGCTCAAGATGCTACATAAGGATGAACCAACGCCGGAAGCCGGAAGTGGGAACATCGGCCTATCCGATGAAGACAAGAGCAATCTAGCATTGATGGCTGAAAGCCACTTGCGTGAAAGAAGACTGAAGGAGAAGGGGTCCCGTTCCAAGAATTCCGACGAATACGACGGCTAAACAATGTCATTGAAATTACCCACCGAGACGCCTCTGACCGAATCCCAGAGCGAATTGAATGCCACCATAGGCTCCATCAAGGGTCTGTTGTCGTTCTCGGGCAAGAAGCGTCTCAACATCCCGAAGGGTAACCAGATATCCACCTATGATTTTTCCAAGAAGCTGCTCAATACATTGGGCTTCAGCCTTGAGCCTTTATTTCTTCTGTTCATTGAAAAGGTGTTCGACCAAGCTGGCACGTTCTTGGAGCAACAGGTCCTTCGCGGCATGGCGGAATCACTAGCAGCAAAGGGCACGCTTCTGCCGAATACGCAGACCCCGACGGTGGAAATGACCCCATTGTTGACCAAACAATACGAGGAAGGCAATCTCGCTTACTTGCTATCGTCCGCTGCTATTCCCGCCAACTTCCTTTCGGTCGCCAAACAACAGATAGCGAAAAGTCTTGTTCTGATGATCTTTGGACCCAAGGATGGACCAACGGCCGAATACTTGAACCCGGACCCCGCCGAACGACAACGCTTGATCAGCGAGGCCGTATGTGGCTCCTTCGCGTTCTCCATGAGCAATGAGCCTATCGTAAGGGACGAGGACCTTGAGTACAACCGTATAGCGCTTGCCAGACAGCTTGAGCGCGGTAAGGTCATGTTCGAGATTAGTTGTCAGAACGTACATGTCGCCCTGCCGCAGAACCCCGCGATCATATTCGAAGGCGGGGGGCAATACACCATTCCAAGTCAATCCATCACCCCGGCTCAAAGCTTGAACTTCCTTGTGCAACACGTCGGCAACCAAGTGCAGAACATCAACTCGCAGGCGAACCGGGCATCAGGCGGCAGAAGCTTCTTTGAGATCATGGTGGAAAAGATGATGGGCTACATGTCATCTCTTGTCCCTCCGTTCCTCAGCCCCGTCATGTCCGCCATCAACGCAACGAGCGCCGGGGCGAACTACGTGCAGGGAGACCTTGTTTATTCAACGTGCGACATCCTGAACAGTCCAGAAGACGTCCAAAAGAAGCAATTCGGAAAGACGTTGGCGAACTACCTCTACAAGGCGCTTTTGGCGCTCATGCTGTCGACCCTGATAAGGGAGTTCAAGCGCATGGTAGCGAACTATTTCGCCAAGATCGCCATTGAGAAACAAAAGCGGAAGCTCGATAGGATCCGTAAACGCTTCAAGCTCTTCGACAAGCTTCCCGAGAAGGCCAAGAAAGCCCAGCGCTATGCGGCCGCCGTCGCACCTTTGAACACCATATTGACCCAACAGGCCTGATGGCAGCTTTATTCCCCATAGATGATGACAACATGCGGTCCGAAGAGATGGCGGACTTCCTGTTGTTCCTTCTGAATGAGGACAGGATACCCATTCCTCCGCTCACTCTTCCGCAGATCATTGCGGCGAAGACACGGCCCGGGTTGAGCGCCGATCAGATCGCATCCCGGATCATCAGCAGGTTCCCTGAAGCCGGGATACCAGTTGGCCCTTTGAAAGGCGGTACGCAGAACTCCATGGAGCAGCTTATCAAGTTGATATGCGAAGAGTTTGTGGATGCCCTACAGAACGACATGCGCGTAGACATTGCGGTCGACCCCGGAATGATCGGACAAGGTACAGGGGCCAATGCCGCAGGGCCCGTATTGACCGTTAACACCACCTTGAACCCACACACGGGAACTGGCGTCGCAAGATGAACAACAACAGCATTGATCAACTCGAAAGCATCATCGTAGAAGTGCGCGATATGATCGCCGCCATGTGCGACGATATGGATGCTGCAACTTCCATATTGGAAAAGGAAACGATCAGAGTAGCTATCTTGAAGGAGGAGGAGCGGTTGCTCGATCTCATCGCACTTCAGAGTCACATGAATACAAAATCCTCCTGACCAATGCCGGGATTCGATCATCTATCAAAAGCACTGCACAGGAACAGCGAGCAGGATAAGACTGCCCAAGAGGGTAGGTCCATTCGTGATAAGTATCCCGCCATCGTCGTTAAGTCCGATGATCCGCTGGACCAAGGCAGGATCATTGCACGTATCGTGGATTTCGATGAAACCGGAGCCATAAAAGGCGGGCGTGACCGTGACATACCGGACGACAAACTGCCGTTCGCCGTCCCGTCGTTCCCAAGCTTTCTTCATGCCCCTCCGCTTGAGGGGGAGATGGTCTACATCTTCTTGGAGAATCCGAACGTCAATACCTCCCCTCGTTATTGGACGGGACCGATCATCACCTCGAAGCTGAAGCTGAAGTTCCAATCCATCAATGAGGCCATAAAGGTCTTCAACTACACCCAGTTCGGCCTCAACTCGACGGTCCCCACACGCCCCAGCCAGTTCCGTGTATGGCCGGAGAAGTCGGATGTCGCCCTGCTTGGCCGGGATGATTCCATGCTGCTGCTCAAACCGCGCGAGGTATACTTGAACGCCGGAGCGTTCAAGCGTGGTACGGTGGACCCGAATTTGGAGCATCCGAGTTTCATTCAAATGCGTCAATTCGACGTGAAGCCGGATGGGAACTTCAATACGAACCCAATAGAATACAGTCAGACCAACATCGTTTCCACCAATATCAACCTGTATTCCCCCAGAGGCAAATTCAGGAAGGAGGATGCACAACAGTATGAAATAGGAACGGACCTACAGAATTTCGGTGAGATGGCCCAGCGCCTGCATCCAACGGTGTTCGGGGACGAACTCGTAAAACTTCTGAACCTCATGATCCAATTCATGAGAACGCACATTCACACCCCACAGAAGCCTCCCGTTTCCGACCCATTGCTCACAGCCTTGGAGGAATACACCATTCCCGGCAAGCTACAAGATATACTTTCCAATCACGTCCGGGTGAATTGATCAGAAGGGACGGAGCACTTTGAACGTCGTTTTGAATGGAAGGATGCGGCTCGTTCCAAGCTCTTCTATCTTGAATTGGATGGAATAGGTCTGGTTGTGCAGTAACCATGATGTGTCCATTGTGAAGTAGTTGGTGCGTTTGCCGGAAATGACCGCTTGGTTCACCTTGGTCCACGGTATGGTTTCCTCTTGTTCATTCATGACCAAACGGTACAGCAGCACGTAGCTCTTGCTGGGATGGTTCAGGCTGTAATTCACACGCAGGTCGCAGTACACCCGAATGACTTCGTCATTGGTGACGGTGGCTCCGTTGGTGATGCCGTACACATCAATAGCGTATTCGTTGATGTCCGGGGTGTTGGCGTAATAGCTATCCTGTATCGAAAATGATTGAGTAATGTTCTGTACATCATATCCCGGAGTGAAGGTAACACCGGCCCATACGTCCTTGTACTTCTGTCCTCGACTTGAGCCCGACATGAAAACATCCACATAATACACGCCCTTCTCAAGATGAACCGGGACCAGACCGGAATGTATCACGGTATTGTTGGAGTCCAAGATGCTCACGGTAGAAGCAGAGTAGTAATTGGCTGCTCCGTTCCCGCTGAAGGTATACAGGAACAACCTTCCGCGCCTGTTGTTGGTCATTTGTGTCCTGTCGTCCTCGATCGACTGATCGTCGAATATCACTTCCAGATACGGTTTGAAGGCATAATTGGTATTGTGGGTGAAGAAGCTGGATACGTACCGCGTATTGGAGGTGAGCGTCTCATGTCCTCTGGCGTATGCAACGGCAACGCCATGATTGACCGATCCTCCGCTGAGCCAACTCTTCACCATATGCGTCACATCGATGTTCATATCCTCTCCACCAGTGGAGAAATGCTGATAAGCAAAGTTCGTTGTGCTGGCTGTCGGATTGGCGAACACTCCGGGCTCTGTCCACGTGTCCACAGCAGTGGCGCTCACCCAATTTGAATATCCCGTAAGGCGTGGGTTGCTCAGGCGGTCCACCAGCGACCGCTCCTTTATGAGGTCGTATCCGCGCCCCTCATCCCATGCTTTATCGATCGGAAAAGCCACCAAGTCGAACGATGCGGCTATCGCGCGTTGCATTTTGTTGAATTCCTGCTCTTTGTCAAGGACTTTGTCCGATGGTACGGCGTTCTTCATACGAAGCCGGTAGGTGACCGTCAAGGCCGTGTTTATCTCATACTCCGCGATCTTCTGCTGGAGTGCGCTCAGATCGAAATACAACAGGTGTCGGCTTATTGATGTACGAAAGTCACTTCCGCTGCTCACCCCTCCGCCATACCACAGGTCCGCCACCGCGTTCTGGCTGCTGTTGAAGCTCTCGTAGACGCCGGAGGCTATGGTGTTCTCCTTGGTGGGATATATCCTCGTTCTTGACATCTGCGGCTTTGAACATAAATATGGTGATCAATTTGTTGAGGAGTTCTATTTATGGTCAAAGTCGTAAAATGCCCATTGGCCTATACTTCCCCTTCAAGGAGACCGATACCGGTGGCATCGTGCGGCCCACCCGGACCAGTATAGAATCCACCAAAAGCGACCTTACCGCATTCTTGACGCTTCGCAGGGGACAGCGACCCATGCATAACGACCTTTTCTCGCCATTGTACGACTTCATTTTCGAGCCCATGGATTCCATTTTGGAAAAGGAGCTCATCGAAGCCGTCGACACGAAATTGAAGAAATACTTCCCGGAGATCGAATTGATCGACATAGGCCTTGTTCTTGAGGAGGAAATAAATACGCTCAATGTGGAGATCGTGTATTCGATCCCTTTCTACGGCGATAAGAAGGATAGTATAAATCTGCAATTCGACACAAGTGAAAATCTCTGATAGATGAGGAACGTTCAGGTCAATTATCTCGATAGGGATTTCAACACGGTCAGGAAGGACCTCATTGACTATCTCAAGGCGTTCTTCCCCGAACAGTGGCAGGATTTCAACGTGGCCTCCCCCGGGATGTCCTTGGTGGAGTTGAACGCCTATGCGGTGGACCTCATGAGCCACATCGCGGATAAGAAGTTCATCGAACTCTATCTTGATGGCGCACTGAGCCGCGAAAGCGTATACCGCCTCGCCAAGACCAAGGGCTACAAAGTGCCCGGCGTTCGACCGTCGCTTTGTCTCACCGATATCACCATCGAGGTGCCCGTCACGGCCGATGGTCCTGACCCGAACTATCTTCCTATCTACCGACGCGGGCTACAGGTCAAGGGAGCCGGACAGGTGTTCGAGACGATGGACGACATCGACTTCTCAAGCGACTTCTCCGAAGAGGGGATAGCCAACAGGACGATAGAGCCCATACTCAACGGAAATCAACAGCTTATCAAGTACCGCATCCTCAAGCGCGAAAAGGTCAAGGCTGGCGTAACATCCATCCATAAGGAGGTGGTGGGTGAACGCGGAGGGCAACCGTTCTATCAACTGGAGATTCCCAGCAAGAACGTGCTTGAGATCGTGAGCGTCATCGTGATGAACTCCGTCAACGTCACCACTACGCCTACTTATTCCGACTTTCATGACGACGACCTGAGATATTATGAAGTCGACTTCCTTCCAAATGACAGGATATTCATCGAGGACGAATCAGTCCTGCCCGTGAATGGCATCAAGCTGGGACAGTGGTTCGAGGTGAAGAAGAGGTTCGAAAAAGAATTCAAGGCGGACGGGTCTTGTGTGCTCACCTTCGGCGGCGGGGATGCGAACTACGATACATACAACACGTATCTGTCGTTCCTTTCCGGAGAAGATGTATGCAGGAACGACATCGACCTGAACATCTCCGATATTCTCGACAATACAGCCCTTGGCAATACCATTCCCAAGAACTGCACCATTTTCGTCCAATACAGGGTCGGAGGAGGTAATTCCAGCAACGTGGGGGCCAATAC